TCGGATAAGAACATCAGCAAGTTCCACCTCTGCCATCTTGCGGTGCGGTAGCTTGTCGTCCATCAGGTTTTTGCGCTCACCTTCCATGGCTTCCGCGACTTCTGATACAATGAGCATGAGAAGCTCGCCCTTGTTTCGTTGAAGCGGCTCGCCAGTGTAGAGGTCAACCCACCACTTTGCGTTTGCGGCGTGGACCATTCTGGACATTTTGTTGAGCGGTCCCGTTGTACCGCTGTCGTGTGCGTTTGGCATGTATACCCTTTACTGTTTGCGGCGGGGCCTATTCCCCGCCGCCGTTTGTGACACCGTGTCACATATCGAGATCACCGAGCAGAGCGTCGAGCGCGCCGTCCAGTTCGCCAGCCTTGACCTTGGTTACACTCGCCGGTTTCGCAGGCGGTGCATCCTCGTTCGGGTCGCTGGCGGCGACCGCAGGCTTGGGCTTGCCACCAAATCCGCCCTTGGGTTTCGCTGGTGGTGCATCATCGGCTGGCGTGTCGACAACAGGGGTCGCCTTCTTTCCGAACCCCTTGGGTTGCGCGGCTGCTGCCTCCTGCACCGGAGTGTCGTCGGTGGCAAGCTCTCCTTTTTTCTTGGGCGGCGACGAGACAAGAACGAGCGTAGATGCAACGCTGTCCTTGTTGATGCCGTCTTCGATGTAGCCAAGCTCGTCCTCTTCGAGGAACCGGACAGGCTCAAAGAAGAGTTTGCTCGGGGTATCAACGTCGTCGTCAAACGAAAGCCGAACGACAAGCAGTGCCGGGTCAAGCCTGCGGTTATCGAGCATTTCCCCAAACGACTTGGCAGAGTACAGGTTGCGCGATGCCTTGTCGTCGCCAAAGATAGACGACGAGTTAACATCAAGCTGGTAGACAGTGAGCGTCTCGTCGCCGTCGATGATTACCGCCATGCGCTTTGTGAACTTGCACGCGCGCGACTTGCCGTCATTGCCAGAACCCTTCTCGTTGGCAGGGCACGTGCTGCACCGCGATGCCTTTGGCGACGGAACGTTGGCGTCCGGCGTCTTGTTGTCCGAAGACCAGCACTCTGGACCCGACGGGTTGGCAGGGTCGTACCGCCCACCATACGCGAGGCGCTGCACGCCGGGGATAGCACCGACGATCACAACGTCGACCGTCGCTCCGAGGCGCTTTGTGTCACCTCCAACGTTCGTGGAAAACTTGTTTCCCTTGAGGCTGATGCGCGGGGTGGACTTGAAGTCGCTGACCGCCATGCTGTTCCCAGCATAGTTAGACTGGCGTGCCATGATATGCGCTGGAAGCTTGCTGCCGCCAGAAAGAACGAGTGAACCGCTCATGTGTATTCTCCTTAGGATGAACGACGAATTTGGATTGTGCGAACACGGTCAACCTTGACCCCGGGAGGCGGGGCGCTGTCTTCGCCTTCTCCCATAATCTCTTCGATGACCGCATCATTAAGGCGACGTGCAAACAAGTCAAGTCGGCCAGACGCAAGTACGTATTTGTAGATGGCGTCCCAGTCTTCGCCAGACGAGCGCGTCTTGGTCACGATACTTACCGTGCCAGCCGGTACGCGCAGGGATTTGACACCGTTCTTGTTGATGTGCGCAAGAAGTGCGGCTTCGATCTTATCCTGCATGTCCTTGAGCGGACGGTCCTTGGCGTCGTGCTCGCGCTTGAGTTCTGCGCGCTCGTCGCGCAGGCGAATGTAGTTAGAAACCGCTACTTCTAGCGGTGACTGTGTGGGTTCGTCAGTCAAATGAGCCTCCTATGATTTGCTCGTAAATTTCCAGAAGCCGGTCATTGGTAATACCTCCGTTTGCTAGGTTCGTGTACCACTCCATTTCCAACGCCGTGGCGTAGATGTGCCCGAGCGTCATCGAAAGCGTTTGTCCCGGCCTGTTCATGCGGGCGTTGGCCTGAATGTACGACTCAACCGAGAACGTAGGTCCGTACCATACCGAGGTGGAAGCCGCTGTCAAGGTGAGTCCGTGCGAAGCCGTTCGCGGGTGAAGCACAAGCGTGTGCAAGCCACCGTTTTGGAACTCGTCTATGAGGGCGGCGCGCTGACTAGAAGACACGCTCCCGTCAATTACGCCGCACGAGAAGTGCTTAGACAAAGCGTAAGCGACCGAGTTGATGACAGCGGTGTAAGACGCGAACACAATAGTCTTCGAGTTGCTTTCGCGCACGAAGTCAAGAAGCGCCGCCTCGCGCGGGCCAGCATCAAGCTCCACAACTCCGCCGTCGTTGGTGATAACGGCACCTTGCGCTATCTGAAACACTTTGCCGATACGGATGGCGGCGTTGCTGGCCGTTATCTTTGCGCCTGCTGCCTCTGTAGTCCACTTGCTAGCCAACTGTTTCAGCATAGTAGTCTGCAACGGTGTAAGCTCAGCCTTGCGGTACACAGGCACGATTGGCGGGAGATCGAGGCAGTCTTTCTTGCTGAACCGGATAGCCGGGCGCATCACAGATGACAGAACTTCCTCTGCGTTCGGCTTGGGCTTCCACTTGAAGCGTGTCGTCTGCTTCATAGTGGCGTCGCGAAACATAACGAAGCTCGTAGGTGTACCAGCCGGGTTGACCAGCCTGCACGGTGCCCACACATCTGTAGGGGCCTGCGGCGCTGGCGAACCAGACAGCATCCACATAGATTTGTCACCTAGCATAGACTTTAAAGACTTGTATCGGTCTGTCTTGTGATCCTTGAATGCTGTGAACTCGTCGACCACTATAAGATCGAAGTTGGATTTCTTGATAGCATTAAGAACAGCGCCTGTTTTTATGCCGTCGTGGTTGATGACACACACAGGGGAACCGTCTTCTAGCAACCGCACGCGCCGCTCGGCAGAGCCGTGTATTACAGAGCACGCCATATGCGGGCACGTAGTAAAAGTCTCGTTAGCCCACACGCTTTCCATAGTAGAAAGGGGAGACACTACAAGCATACGACTAAGTTTGCCAGCCTTGCGCAGGTAGTCAAACGCCCATAGCACGGCGCTAGACTTACCGGTGCCCATGTCGTTAAGCACGAACGCTCTAGGTGCCGTGGTCAAGAAGTCTACAGTTGTAACTTGGTGCTTGTATGGCGTGTACCTTCCGGTAAACAAATACTCTCCGCGAGCGACAGGGCCTTCTACGTTATGGCCCATGTTGCGTAGAACTATAGAGCTTTCAAGCGTATGCTTTACCGCCGTCTTAGCACTACCATCAACCTCTAGGTGCAAGAACTTGGGAAAAATCCCAGCAAAAGGCTGGTGACCGTCTAAAATGACGGCACCGTTTCTGTACTCGATAGCCATGGCCTACCTTTTCAAATGTCCTAGGGCCACATCGAACGCGGCACCGAGAGATATTTCCCATGTATCGTCGCGAATATCAAGAGCCGCTACCGCCACCTCCGCCGTCTTGACCACCAGCTTGCATGTCGGGCACCGCCGCTTGCGTATCACAAACGGGTGGTGCTTGCGGCTGTCGAAGATGTTGGTTGGCCCGTCGCATTTCGGACACTCCACCGGTGTGATCCTTTAGGTAGTTGCCACGTATTCGCACAGCATCGTGTCTTGCTCTCAAGAAATGCGAGTACGTCTTCGATAGGAACGGCTTTGACAGCAATCGCGTCACCACGAAAAATCCGCCGGCGCGACGGCTGCAATGCGGCTTCTGCGGCTCGCATGATGTCGTCTGTAATTGTCATGACTTGCCCTCCAATGCAGCGCGGGCGCGGCGTGCCCGGTCGTAGTTTCTGTTTGCCTTGTCAGCATCGCCCTTTGTTGTATGGCTATCGCCATAGCCTTTGAACCATTCTGCGCAGGCTTCTAGCGTCGCCTCAAGCAACTCGATGCGGGCCTGTGCGGTTTCTAACCTGCGAACTAGGCTATCTATTTCGTCGTACCCATCCCATACAGCCATTGCCTATATCCTTATTCTGTGATGAACTTTTCTATGTCGGCATAAACGGCTTCGTCACCATCGTACACCCACACCAGACAGCCAGCCTGTCGCATAGCTTCCATTGTTTCTTCTTGTAGGGCTGTCGGCTTTTTACCCGGTGCCTTACACTCGACAGCGAACATTTGAGCGCGCTTGATCCCGATATAATCAGGGACTCCGCTCTTGCCAAACCCCCCCGTTGCTGGCGTGAAGTACCACAGCGTTCCCTTGTTACGTTTGAACAATCGCACGAGTCTAGCCTTTACGCTGCCCTCTGGTGTTGGCATGTCGTTCTCCTAGTGTGGTTTGCCCGTCGTCGCTGCTTCAACTGGCGAGCGCTGTAGCACAGCCAAACAAAACGTTGCAAGGTCTTCCCTGTCATCGTTGTTTGCAGCCAACAACCGTACCATCACAAGCGCCAAGACGTAGCGCCACACGGCGTCTAGCACGTAGCGGGGGTTTGGCTTTGCTCCGCTTTCTCCCGCAAGCTCAACACAAATGTCTCTTGTCCACGAACTTGTGATCGCGTTCAGTGTGGCCATAAGTTCCGAACCAACGCGGTCGTCTCCGATAAAATCCTCGACAAACGCGTTGATGCTGTCGAGCGCGGCCTTGCTGTTGGTCAGCCTAGAAAGAAGCGTACTTATCATTACCGTCTCCCGTTGTGTTGGCACGATGTTACCGCGCAGTGTTTGCCGCATAGACCGGACGGCTTTGCTGGCCACGAGTTGTGTTTTTTTGCCCACTCTACATCAGCGATTGTGCCCTGCGCCCGCTTTACAAGGGTATCTTTTGTCGACACGATGTAGTCTTTCTTCTTGGCGTCTTTGAGCACCAAGTACAGCCACCGTGTTCTTACTTCCGTTACTTCTGGAAAGTTTGCGAACACCAGTGCGCTACTGAGCTTCGACTGCTCGTCGTCTTGCACACGCTTGCCGAGCTTCCAGTCTACGAGTGTAGCGACTTGCCCGTTAAGAACAACAATATCAATCACACCACGCAGCCAGCAGTCTTCGGCAAAGAACCCGCAGCCGGTGCCATCTTTGCGCATACCGAGTTTCATTTCGGCGTATTTTTCACCGGGCATCGCTGTCACAGCGTCGGCGTATTTTTGATACTGTGACATGTTGCTCGGCATTGGTCTGCCGAGCAACACAAAATCTTCGAAGGCTTTGTGTACTTCTAGTCCCCATGTGGCCGCTTCGCCGGGTGTGTCCTTAAAGTCCTTGGCCACACGCAGGTGGTAGAACTGTTTCGGGCACGTCCTGAACTGTTGGAGCGCCGAGTGGGAAGCTATGAAGTTAGCCATCTGTCTTGTACACTCTCAGTTTGGCCAGCGCCTCAAGTGATTTCACAGGGTCTTGAGGTTTTGCAGGCGGCGGTTGCTTGTGACACCGTGTCACAGTTGGCTTACCACGTTTGGTGTAATCGTCAAGCATGGCCTTGGTTTTGTCGTCTATAACGAGACGCATTAGCATCCTTCTCCCATCGTAGCGCGCACGATCTCGTCCGCTGTTTCGTTGTTGTCTGCGTCGTTTGCCACCTTCTTGGCAAACATGTCACGACCGACGGTGATCCCGGCGTGCTGTGCCGCGATAAGCGCGTTGGTCATGATGGCTGTTGCCTCGGCAACCTTGCTGTGGTCTTTGGTCTTGAGCGCTTTCGACGCGCCAAGCGCGCCAAGGATTTGCCCGATGAGGTCTTTGGCAATCGCGTCTAGGCGTGCCATGTCTTCTGCTGCACTCGGCATGTCGTTGTTCCCTTTAATAGAAAATAGCGGGAAGGTCGGGGGCGTTCTTTCCACGGTAAACATACACCGGCTTGCGGCGAACAAGTTTTTCCACACTTGTTTGGTCGGTGTCCCACAAAAACTCTGCGCACCCCCACACTTCTATGAACGGTTCATCTCCGTGGTATAGCAGCTTAGCTGTGTGCACGGTTGAACCATACCGCACGGCTACATACGAAGCGCCGAAAAGTTTGTGGTCAAGCCACTTAAACATGCTTGTTCTCCTTCTTTGCGCACCTGCGCACCGCCAAAAAATAATCGCACACAAACCCGATGCCACTCACATGTTTTCCGGGAGGCGTGCGAAAAACAGACTGGCGCATTTCTGCGGGTCTGGTTCCACTGAGGGGGTTCCTGTAGCACTCTTTGGCCACAGGGCAAACCTCACTCGTCGTCATACACATCGTGATGTCCGGCATACCCGCCCACCCATCGTGTTACGCTCTCCGCTTCCGCGCGACCGTGTTTGCGCCCTAGGGCGTAATATGCATTACTTACCTCCGCCGTGGCTTTCTTGGCACCAGCGGCATAGGATGCTCGCACAGCGTCTACCGTTATCTTTGCCGCCTCTTCGGTGCCACCGGCATCGAGTATGGCCTGCTTTAACTTATCTGTCGGCTTCATTTTGCGTCTCCATAAGACTGCCCGAACCCCGTCTCACAAGCGAGCGGAAGATCAGGCCAGAACGGTACAGGCTCAGACATGATTGTGTTGGCCAGTTCAACAACACGCTCAACCTCTTCGTCACGAACCACCATCACAAGTTCATCGTGAACCTGCATAACTGGCATAGCCACGCGGCGTTTAAACTGTATAGCCTTGTAGTCCATAATATCACGCGCCAGCGACTGGCACAGGTTCTCAAGTACAAGCGCGCCGAACAACTTCTTTTTTCCAGAGGGGTTAGCTCTAGACTTGGAAGTAAACACGACTTCGCGCCTTTCCTTTTCTTCGTTGTACTCCCTACGAAGGTCTGGATACTTAACCTTTAGTCCAGACGGAAGAACAAAGCCGTCGGCGTGCCACACAATCGGCGGTTCGCCGGGCAGGTTGCGCGGCACACACCCCATGAGCATGGCGTCAATAGACCCGCGAAGCCAGTTCCACGTTGCCGACACCATCGCGTATTCTTCGTTGCGGTAAGTGTTCACTACGGACTCTGCCACGTCTTCCTCTAGCAGGATTGTCTTGCCCATGAACTGTGATGACTGCACGCGCACCATGTTGCGGAACACCGGAGAAGACGCACCGTACCCAAGCGACAACACGCCGACCTTGCCAATGAAGCGCTCGTCAGGGTGTGTCTTTTTGTCCACTACCAAACCGAACACAGAGCTTGCGAATTTGGCATACAAGTCTTTGCCATTGCGGAGTGCCTCGACCGCATCCATCTGACCGCACGCCATGCAGTTAACGCGAAGCTCGATGTTGGAGCTATCGGTTACAACAACCTTATACCCCTTGGGTGCCTTGATACCGTCGCGAATTGTCCCGCCCTTGGGCAGGTTCTGTACGTTTAGACCGCCAACGGCGGACAGCCGGTGCGTCTGCTGCGCACCGGAGAATCCTAGGCCAACAGAAAACGGGTGGTCTGCCAAAGCAGCGAGCGAGCGCGTCCTTGTCTCCATGATAGAAGACTTAACGCCGACTCGCGCTTCGCCGAGGATACGAACAAAGGAGTCTTCGTGCTCTAACAGATCGGCCATGAATTGGTCGGTCTTGGCAAACGCGTAGGTTGTCTTGCCAGTTGACTTGCTTACTTTTGTTGCTGGCTCTACCCCTGCCTCGCGAAGCAGCGCCGCGAACTGCTCGTTGCTGTTGACAGCCGTTCTTTCCACACCAACGAGGGCAAGCAAGGCTTCCTTGCGCGCTTTCTCTTCCTCGTATGCGGCCTCCATAACGTCGCGGTCGATCACCAGCTTGGGTTCGGTGAACATGCGGATAGTCCAGTCGAGCGACTCGTACTGGCCTTTAGGGAAATGCGTCTTCATGTGCGCGAACGCTGCATATGTATCGTCCGTGTCGTCGCACGCGTACCGACCCAGCGTAGCAAACTGTCCGGGTGTAAGGTTGCGCACCCCCTTAACGTCGGCCAGCGCCTTGCCGCGAATTTTTCCGTCGCGACCTATGTGCTTGGCCAAGCTGTCGAGTCCGTGAGAGCCTAGGCTCCCACCAAACACGGCGCGACTCATCCCCATCGTATCAACGTACAGCTTGGGTACAAAGCCATACTTCCACGCGAGGATACTCCCGTCAAACATGAGGTTGTGACCGATAAGGATAACCTTGTCGTGTTCTATTGCCGACAGCAGCTTTACCATACCACCGTGGCTTACCCACTTGGACGACTTGTTGCCAAACTTTACGGCCCAACCGTGCACAGCAAACCGCTCGTCGCGAATGTACGCTGACGTTGGCATCTTGCGGAGAGAGAACTCGTCGTCATAGTATGTTTCTGCGTCGGCTGTCATCACTAGCATGGTGTGTCACTTGCCCTTGAGCGTGTCCTCGATAATGTCGGCGGCGCGTGTGATTGTGTCTGGCTGTATACGAGCGTTACGCTTGCGGTGCGAGTCTGCTATCTTGCGCAGCGAACCACAAGTAATGCCAAGTATATTATCAGTAGCTGTCTTTACACCTTTGTCGAACCCAACGCTGTGGCCTATGTTATACTCGATGTGCTTTGTCGGGTCACTCACTGTCAGCCTCCATAACCTTTTTGAATACTGCCCGGATACACGTGGCGTCTTCTACGCGCACGCCTAGAAGATAAGTCTGTGGAGACAGTACCGCATCAAGCGCCTGTTTTGCCAGCATAGACAGTCGCATTGTCGGCGCAGGTCCGTACCCGTAGGTGGTGTCGAACCCCAAGCGCGCAGCCTCTGCATGTAGCATGGCGTAGTCGGCGTCTTTCACTATGCGCCGGACGGCATCTGACCGTATCGCGTTGGCAAAGCTACCAGACACGCGAGGTAGCGCAGCGGCAATCATTCTTTCATCTATAGCGTGCACAACCGCGTTGTACTTTGGTTTGTCCAACAGGTGCTTGATTGGCGATGTTATATCACCAACGACATATTCGTGTGCATCGTGCAAAAGACCTAGGCATGTCGCGGCTCTTATGTCCGTCGGTACAAGTCCGTTGCCAAGCGCCACCGAGTATGAAACTTTAGCCACAGCTACACTGTGCTTGAATACACTTATTGGTGTGCCGTTGCGCGAGCGCCCGTTGAACCGTGGCATACACTCTAGACCGAGCATAACGTGGTCAATGTCAAAGGAAAAATCCTCGATGTCGTCTAGGTCTAGGCGACCTTCGCTTAGATCAATAGGATTTTTCATGTGACACCGTGTCTCGTTTGTGGTGGGCAGGTGCGGCTGTCGCCGCACCCGTATTGTTTGTACAGGTATATACCTTATCAGCGACCGCGACCGATAACCGCAACGTCGGCGTCGAGGCGCTGGACCAGCCGGAACAGGCTGTGCTCACACACATTGTGCGCGTCGGCACGCAGCGTGATCTTGGCCGTGTCCTTGAACACGGCGTGCACCTTCTTGAGCTTGTCGAGAAGAACCTTGCGGCTGTCGTTACCGAGCTTCTTCTTGGCAACGACCTTTGCGGCCACGATGTCGAGCATTGCAACAATGTCGGTGACGACCGGCGAGAACACCGACGAACCGACTGCCGCGATGTGCATGTCGCGCACGTCGCACGCCTGAGCGTGAATGTCGAGCAGGACGTTGGCGATGTAGTTGCGAGAAAGGACCTTAGCCATTGTGATAGTCTCCGTGTTTGTGGGTTGGTTAGTACACATAATATTCGTTCGTCTTTGCGCTGGTTCCGCCAGCATAGGGTAGGCACCGTAGCGCCTACCGGGTGGTTTGTGAGCCTGCGAACACCGGCTCGTTACCGTTCATAGACGTACACTACCACTCGTGTGGCATACGTCAAGCCGTCACACCACGCCGATAAGCGAGCGGTGCTTTGAGCCGTCACCCTTACGAACCACGCGTGCGGCCCGCAAGAAAGCGAGTTCTTCGATCAGCCCTTCGAGTTCGCCGACAACAGCGCGCACGTCTGGCTCGTCGGTGTCCACCTGTGCCCGGATTGATACATCGCCAGCGCCGTCGATGTTAACACCGACCTCAACAAACATGGCGTTGTATACCGTATCAGCGTGCTTGCTCACGCGGGTTACGCGCCATGTCCGTGATTTGCCGGCTACCTCGAACGTGCCAGACAGTTCAAACTCGTAATCTACTTCACCTACCGTCGGCATGTGTATCTCCTAGTTGTAGTTGCGCATCGCGGACAGCACGTGCTGCCCATACGCAGATCGAGTACGACCAGAATAGAGTCCGGTCAAGTACAATGTTGAGGCGTGCATGAGGTTGCCGCCCGCCGCACGGTATGCCATCGCCGCATACTTCGCGCCAGCGTCTGCACCTGTGTGGCAGTTGAACATAGCCGCCGGGCTGTAGCCCATGCCGCGCGCCGTTGCTGGCATGACCTGTCCGATCCCTCTGGCACCGGCAGGTGACACCGCCGAGCAGTTGAACCGGCTCTCGGTGTGAACCTTTGCAAGGTACCATGCCGGTGGAATACCGTGACGGATAGCGGCAGCACGAACGATAGCAATCTTGTCGGCGCCTGCTGCGTGCGCCTTGCCTCGCGGTCTTCGCGGCGGCGTCGGTACGTTTGCCTTGTGGCGGGTGTACTCGACCTCATATACCGACGCCGTGTCGGCATGTACTGGTGCGCTGCACGAGTACACAAGCATCGCGACTAGCGATGCAACGATAGTTTTCATCTTCGTATCCTCTTGTTGTGTGCCGGTTACACGGCGACTTTTTCTGCGCTGTCAGCGGCGTTTCGGACAGCCGAGCGAAGCTCGGATACCACGGGCATAAGCGAAGCGATGCGCGCCCCTGTGCTCTTGGCACCACGAAGCGACGGCATAAGGTTGGCAATGTCGATGATCTCGTCGATGCCGAGTTCTTCTGCCATCACCGACAGGCGCGAAGGCGTCTTGGCGCGAGACTGTCTCAGCTTCTTCATAATCTCGACGAACTCGGCGCGCAGGGCGAACTTCGACGACACAATATCCGTGAACAGGTTGTCACCGACAACAACAAATTCGCCCTTGTACAGCGCAACGTGCGTGCATGTGCGGGTGCCGTCACTTTTGATTGTCTGCACAATGTCGCTCGGCGGGAACTTGGCTGTGCACTCCTCCCCGCCGATGTTGACGGTCGCGGGCAACCCGGTTGCCGCTTGTGCTCGGCTATCGAACGCGCTGAACCTGTTGGTCAGCGCCATGACGGACGCCTCGGTGACACCATACCTGACGAGCGTTCCTTTCGACGCAACCGCGATAGAGCCGTCGTCGGTAACACGCACCAAGTACCACGAGTCTTCTGCGGCGAGCTTGCCCGGCGAAAACCACACCTTGCGCTGCTCCTGTTCGTCGGCATACGTAGCCCGAATAAGACCAGACACAATATAGTCATCGAACACCAGCCCGGTGTACTCTTCGGTAGCGATAACTCTGGCCGGCGCATACCCGCACCGCACGATGGCCTTCTTTCCGTCGCGCCGCAGGCAGATTACAAAGTGGCGCTCTGATGCCGCGACGGGAACAGCGAAGAACCTCTTTTCGTCCGTGTTGCTTGGCGGCGAATGCGACTTGGACAGGAACCCTCCGTATGTCCCGTCTTTCTTTTCGTAGGCGTGCAGGTAGGGGCCGAACGTGGCGTCGAGGTACGGAAGCGAGATGTATTCGCACATGCCGAAACGCTGCACGTGAAGGTCAACATGTGCGTCCGTTATCACCGTCGATGAGTTGTACCCATGTGCCCTGAGAGCCGATGCAAGTCGTGCAGAGTCCCCGTAGGTGCGAATGAACACCTTGTTATTGCGGTCAACAACTGTACGCGCCGTCACTGTCCCTTTCTGCGTGTTGTCCGCCGTAATGTACGCAACCGCCAAGTCACCAGTGTAGAACTGCGTCACATGGGGACAGTCTTTGCCCTGTCCGCTGTCGTTGTTCGGACGCTGCATGAGGCTGGCCGCCGGTTTCGACATGCACGCTGCGATGCTTCCAGTTGCCGAGCGGCGTTCGTAGAAGTCGCGAACCTCTTCGGCTGTCTCGGTGAAGAACACCGCTGCCGGTTTGTATGACCCGACAATGGTATGCATTGCTTCGCCGCTCACACCGTTGTCAAGCAAGAAAGAACCAAGCCTAAGCTCCGTCTTGCGCTTGCGGAACAGGTCAACGTAGTTTGCGTAAAAAGATACCGTGGGGTTGTCTCCTTCTTTGACACTGGCCGTGTACACAGCAAGAGAAAAACCTTTGTTGTTTTTCGCAAGGTAGTGCGGCATTTGCGAGGCGGACACCTTGTACATTTCGCGTACGAGTCGCTCGTTGTACATCGCGGAACAGGCAATTTCGTATGCCGAACGGAACATCGACGAAAAGTCGTGCGAGATAACAAAACCTGACGCCGATGTTATAACCCGCAGTTCCCTGTCATCGTCCCACTTGATAACAATGGACTCCTTGTCCGGCTTATTACCGGTGAATTTTGTTACCGCCCCGTCACAGGCGATAACAAAAGCCGTTTCTCGATCCGCGTTAAGCTCCGACACAGCAAGCGCCAAAGCCGTGGTAAACTGTTCAATCGTCTGCATCTGTTTTCCTTTCGTGTCGCTGTGTAGTTAGTGCGCAAACTTGCCGGTGTCGATGTCAACATCGCGGCGTTTGATACCGTACTGCGTCAGAAACGCATCAATCTGGTCAGGCCGGTGGCGAATAAGCCACATAAGGCTTCCGTCATCTTCCGGTACGCTGCTCTTCTTTTTCTTGTTGGCTTTTTTCGTGCTGGTAGTTTTGCGCTCCCACCAGTTTTCTGTATAAAAATCGTCTGCCCCTCCGAACCCGCCATAGCCGCCATAGCCGCCATAGCCGCCATAGCCGCCGTACGTTTTGTGCCTGCTCTCCTGCTTGGTGAAGTCACGCGTTGCCAGCGGGGTGTGACACCGTGTCACACTTTCTTCGTGGCACAGCGCCGAAGAAAGGTGAAGGGCGAACGAGAGCGACTGTGTTTCAGACGACGAATGCTGCCCAATGTACCCGACTGCGATGTTGGTGCACTCAGAAATACAGTCGATGTAGTTCGCCGTGTCGGTAAACACTCCGTTGTCGGACGGCTTGAGGATAGAATACTCCTTGGGCAGTAGTTTGTTCAGTCCGTCGGCAAGAAACACGGCGAACTCGTCGGAACAACCACGCGACCCCCGCTGGTGTGTGATTACTTCGCTGTATCCCTTGCGATCAAAAGCAACAGCGTTGGTAATCATGGCAAGGCGTGCGCCAAATGTCGTGCCGTCGTCCCCTTCCTTTTTGTTCTGGTGCTCTTTGAGAACACCGGCAACTGCGCGTGAGCCGCGCGTTCCGCACTCTTCCCCACGGTGGAAGATGTACAGACCCGGCACTCCGGCCATGAGCATCTGGCGCATGAGCCACACACCCGTCGTGCAGTCCGCGCCGAGGCATTCGCGAGTGTCCGGCGTGTAGCTTTTGCGCTTCGTGTTTCCGCTCCACACGATCTTGCCAACGACGGTACGTTTGTGTACAGACTCAAGCGGGAAAATGAGTCGGCGCGGCCGATTGGGGTCGGCCGAACTCGGATGCACACGGCCATCCGGCACGTCGGAAAACGTGTAGAAGCTGCCCGAGAACAGGCGGACAGAGTGCCCGTCTGTCGCAATGCTCGGGTCTACACCCCCACGTGTGACAAGTCGCCAGACATCAGCGGCACCGGCTTTGGACAGTTCGACCAGTACTTTCTCTCCCGTGTCCCGGTCGTAGCCGTCAACAACCACGGTTCCGTCATCGCTCTTCTTCGCCTCGGGTTCTTCGACCTTCGGCTCTTCGACTGCCGGGTGCAGAGTCTTCAACAGGCTGTTCGTTGCAACCGAAACGACACCGTTCTTGTCCACAACTACCGTCTGCCGTCCTTCCGAGCGGTGTACAGTGTCCGTGTGACACGACCACAGCCACTTCGACTTCGTTCCGTCGGGGTTCGGAATGTCGTAGATGATGTTGGCCTGCTCTCGGAGGGTGTCCGGTGTTGCCGCGACTGTTCCGCCAGTGCTGCATGTGAGGTACATGGGGAACACCGTCTTGTCGCCGACCACGATCTTGTCGAGGTACTTGCGGATAAAATCGTTTTCAGTGCACGATCCATCCTGTCGCTTGTATGTCAGCATTTCGCACAGTTCGGCAAGCGCCGGATAATCTGTGTACCAGTTGCGATCCGCCCCGGTGTCGAACAGAACGTTGTCTGCCATCTTCGTCGGTGAATTGCACAGGGTCGGTACGCGTTCGACAACTGCTGTACTCGTTGTTGTATCAGTCATGTCTTTCACTTTCTTTTGTGACACCGTGTCACTGTTTTGGCGTGCCCGGCAGGATTCAAACCTGCGTTTCCCACCTGAGAGGGTGAGCGTCCTAGATCGCTAGACGAAGGGCACTAAGTGTGGTGGACGTGGTAGGACTTGAACCTACAACCGGGCCGTTATGAGCGACCGGCTCTAACCAATTGAGCTACACGTCCGATGTATGGCGTACGCTGCGGGACTCGAACCTGCAACCTGCTGTGTAGAAGACAGTTGCTCTATCCTGTTGAGCTAAGCGTACAAAATGGCGTGCCCGGCAGGATTCAAACCTGCGTTTCCCACCTGAGAGGGTGAGCGTCCTAGATCGCTAGACGAAGGGCACATGAAAATCAAATGTCTCCGGTACAGTCCGCATACGGGACCAGCGAAATATGGTCCTTGCTCAGGGCAACCGCCCGGTACTTCGCGGCGGTGCAGTGAAGGAAAGCGCTGTTCTTGCTCGAGAACGTGCGAACTCGCTCGCCCTCTGCCGTCGGCAGCATGGCCCGGTGTGCGTTTTTCTTTTCGCCCGAGGGTCGACCGTGAAAGCGGAAGAATGTCCACTTGGGAATGGTGTTGTAAGGGCGCTCGTTGATAAGGCGGTACTGCATGTGCTGTTCCTTCCGTTTATCTTTGTGACACCGTGTCACTTGTAGTCTTGGACACTAACACCCGCTTCGTAGAACATTCTGCGGGCAACGGCGTACTGTTCTTCCGGCATACTCGTTGTGCCATCGGCAACGACGACCTTGCTCACACCGGCCTGAATCATCAGCCCCGCGCAGTTGGCGCAGGGGAAGTGCGTCACATAGAATGTGCTCTGGTCCAGCGACACGCCGAGGTTGGCCGCATTCGCAATGGCATTAGCCTCTGCATGGACCGTCCACATGTACTTGGCGGGGCGCTGCATCCGCGCCGGGCTGTCTGCCACAAACCGGGGAAGCCCATTCCACCCCGACGAAAGCTCCCGTTTGTGGCGAACAACTACACACCCAACGTGGGTCGAAGGGTCTTTGCTCATGCCACCAGCAAGAGCGGCCTTGTTCATAAAGAACCTGTCCCAGCGAGAAGCCATCGTTGTTACCTCAGTTGCGGATTGAATCGGCCGGAACATACCGACCGTTGGCCAGCACCATACAGCCCCCGATAAGCTGATACTCGGACTTGTATGCACCGGACCACTTGGCCTTGCACACCACGGAGGCGAGTGCGGCGTGGAGCATGTACACCGTGCACATGAACGCCACGAAGACTGCGGCCACAACACACAACAAACGCCGCCGTTGCTTGTCGTCCTCGTGTTCGTTGTTCTTGCCGAACACGAAGTCGAAGGACTTGTTGGTGAACCAGTTGGCCAGAAACTTCATACCGTGTTTTCCTTTTGCTGTTGGTGTGACACCGTGTCACACCCTGTTGTTTTCGTTCCGTATGGGGTAAGTAACTTTCGTTGGCCAACCCCGTATTCCCTACTGTCTAAACACTATAGCACCACCAAACCTTATGTCAAGTGGGGGTCTTTGCTTCCAGTATACTTGGCTCAGCGCCTCGTATACTGTTAAGAGCGCAGCCTAACTTCTTGGCCAGCTCGAAGCACTTCTCTCTGTCGGGCGGCGGATGCTTGCCCACATATGCGTTGATAAGATAGTTCTCCACATCAACGCGGCGGTTTATTTCTTTGGCCCATAGATCGCGCAGTTCGCGCAGTGTTTCGAGTTCTGTATAGGGCACGATCAGTCCTCCACTCTGCGCCATCCTTCGGGCGAGTATTCGCGCTGCCTACGAACCTCGTAGATACCCGGCTCAAACATGATCGCCTCGTGTGTGTCGTGTGGGCGCATATGCTCAAGCGGCGTTGGCTTTGAAACAACAAGCAGGCATTTCATAATATCGTCCGGGAGTCGGTAGAGCGTCGTCGTCGCTGCATCCATCAAGTGATGGTGCCCCGTTTCCGAGTGCGTGACGATGTTTTTTCCGGCTTCCGGGTCGGCCTTGGTTGCCCCGTGGGGCAGAGCTTCGATCCGGCGAAAGAAAACGTCGCCCTGTGCGCAGGTGTTGGTGAAAGTCCGCATGTTGGCCTCCTCAGGTCCGTACTTCTGGCTTCGTAAAGTCTGTGGTCGCGTCGTATCCAAACGTCCAAGCGTTTGCTTGGAGCGCTGTTTCCATGTCTGGCGGCACGGGTAATGCGAACTGCCGTCCGGTCCCGCACTTTACACGCAAGAACCGCTCTGCGCCACTGTCCGGTAGATCAACTTCAACGAGCGTTCCGATTTCCGGGTCGCTATCCGCATTGATTACGCGGGCATTGAGGGTGGACAGAATGCTATCCCAGCCCAGAATTTCGCAGGCAGCGCGCCGCTGCTCGATGTTGCGCCACGTCAAAGCAATCTCTGGTGTAAGGTTTGCCTTGTCCTCGATCCATTCGGCGGGTACGCGCGTCCCGTGCCAAGCGTGGATACAAAACCCGTCACGGTAACGCATGGCCGGTCCAGTTTCGCAGTGCAGCCGGTGTTCGTTGTCGCGGCTCAAAAGCTCGGGCCGGTCTGTGATGATTGCCGCGCCTCGAAAGAACCAGCACCATCCAGCGACTGATGAAAGCTGGGCGAGCGGCCCCAGCCTTTGCGCACAATCGACCCCGGCGACCCGTGCAAAGTATTCATAAAATGACAGCCACCCGGCATCGTGCTGTCCATAAAACGCCCGCCTGACCTGATCCCTGACCTGATCCCCGACCTGATCCCCGACCTGATCCCAGACCTGAGCCCTGACCTGAGCCCTGACCTGATCCCTGACCTGATCCCTGACCTGAGCCACGACCTGATCCCAGACCTGATCCCAGACCTGAGCCACGACCTGATCCCTGACCTGAGCCACGACCTGAGCCCTGACCTGAGCCACGACCTGATCCCTGACCTGATCCCCGACCTGATCCCTGACTGCCGGGCCTAGCCTGCTGTCTGCTAACATAGCAGCGGCAATAACCCCCTCGTGCGGGGAACGCGTCGTGATAAAGATTGCCGGTGGATCAAGCCCCGCCATCTTGTAGGCACCCGCGATAGCTACTTTTGCCGCTTCAAAATCGGCGGGGGCCGTCGAAAACCCATGCGCCAAAAACTCATCGCGAATGACGGGGATTTGAGCGATTTGATCGGGTGTAAGCTGAGTGATTTTAGACATTTTGTGTCCCTTGTAGTATGCGGTTACCGGCGGTTGTTTGTGGCACGGTGTCCCGTGTCGGGTTGGCTTTGTCGTGCCACTTCTTCCACCATGCGCAGTGTTTCGAGTTCCTTGTTCTCGTCAGCCGTCATGGTTGTACCTCCACCACGCATAGTGAATGTTCATGATCGCAGCCGCTGCGCCAACAAGTGTTACAGCCCACGTCACAGCAGCTATAACATACGCGGCGATACCTACACCGCCAGCGTCCAGTACACAGTAGACACCGTATGCAGCGGCACATGCACATGCCGCTGCCAGTACAGCCGCCGCCTCCGGGAACCACTTGGATTTGAAGGCGATGTAGTTCTCATATCGCCGGTACTCCGGCCCGTTACCGTTGTTCATCGTTACGCTCCACCTTTTTCAAACAGAAAGCCTCGTCGATTTCGTGCCCATAAGCATCGAGCATGGCGTGCAAAACAAGCATGTCCTTGAACATGGCCGGTATTTGTTCGCGCGCGCCCCTTGTGTGGGGCGCGCCGTACACGAGGTGCGAAAAAATTCGGTCGTGAAACGGTATGCCTGCCATTGCCCAAGAGCACAGGTCGTTGACGTACTCGTAACAATACCCGCCACGAAGTAGTCCTACGGCGTCGCGTGGACTGAACGCCGCTCTTCTGAGCCGGATATTATAGTCTTTCGAGCGCGCTGTCTCAAGGGCGAGCTTGTGCGGGTCATCGGGATCAGCGGCACTGATATACATATCAGCGGCCAGCCTTGTGGACTCAGCAAGCGTCATCTTGTGCGTCGGCCGTCCCTCTGACAGGGCATCCGCCTCCCACGGTGACAGAAAACGCGGGAAAAACTTTACGCGCGGTACGAGTAAGTTGTAGTAGGCCATGTATGTCGCGTGTGCGTTGCTCATTGTGCTGCCCTTACGTCGGTCGGTGTGATTAGCGGTAGTCCGTGTTCGATCATGCGCTGTCGAAGCCTCCCCGCACAACCCGTAGGTCATCTGTTACAACGCGGCCTACTGAAGCAAGCATCGCGTGCACCACGAGCAAATCCTTGAACATGGCCGGTGCGCGCCCGGAATACCCAAGTTGGTCGGTCGGGTCATAGTGTCCCAGACTAAAAACGGTTTCGCCGAATCGTATACCGGATGTATCCCACACACACAGGTCATTTACGGTAGCATAACAAAAACCGTGCTTGATTAGCGCAAGCGCCGAAGCAGGGCTGAACTGCGCGCCAGTCAACCGCTTACCGTAGTCTGTCGTGTTGATAGTGTTTAGTGCAACGCGGTGGGGGTCATCACTCGGCGCGTTTATTCTGTACAGGTCAATCGCAGTGCGCAGTTTGTGTCCGATTGTATTGTTATGTGTCGTCTTTCCGTCGGCCAGTGCAGCTATGTCCCACGGCGCTAGTGCAGCCGGAAAAAGTTCTCCCGGTTTAACAGTGGCACTGTAGTAGTGTGTGTAGTAGGTGGTCATCCTGTTGCCTTTCTTACAGTTTTATGCCGTGTTCTGCGAGCAGTTGTTGGATAAAAAGCGCATCTTTGTACAACAGTGCCTTTGTTTTACCCTCGTCGCATGCGAGGTGAACGTACTCTTGTTTGCGCAGCACGTCTGACCCTATGTGTACACCGCCAACATAGCTCGTGCACATGACCCGAATAAACGACCGGTTGAACCCCTCGTTGAGCAGGCGAAGCGCGTGGGCGCTGCTGAAAAGGTTGCGTACTGTGTAGGTCGACCCGCGACCCATAATATCGTATATGGCTTTCCTGTGATAGGCCAGACGCGGGGTCTCCGTGTGCAGCAGATAACCGACTGCCCGTCGGCGCGTATCGTCTTTGTGGGTCTGGTCCACGAGTCTGCCGCCGAGGGCTAGCTCTTCGATGTTCCACGGGGCTATACCATCCGGCGCGCCCGTTTCGGGGTTGATCTGTTTGTCGAAGAACGCCTCGTATATTTTCGTGTTCATTTGACCAGTCCTTCTTGGTGCAGCCGCGCCCGGCGTAGAACAAGCTCGCTCACAAGCTTCGCCGCTGTGGGCATTTCTTTACTGTTGCCCGGCGTTTTTCCTCTCTGCGCACTGTTTATTGCGATGTGCAGGATATGTTCGGCCGAATTAGCTCCTGCCACAGGCCCTAGGTGTTCTTTTTTGTGCCCTCTTTTTTCCAGAAAAAGAAGTGCGGCTATACGGTCTTCCGGCGTCATATACACACTGAACAGCACACTGTTCGCAACGTCTAACAACGGCCACGTGGCACCAGTTGCTACATACTCTGCCCACCCCCGCAGACCGCGTAACAAGAAAGCGGTGGCTTTTGTGGTGCACGCGCGGTCTATATATGCCGCGTCTGCTTTTGTACTTAGCAACACCGGGCGCAAAGCTTCGCACAGGTCTGCAAGTAGCAGATTCTTTTTGATACTTTGTGTTGTCATTTGAACTACCGCTTTCTTTTGTTTGGTGACACCGTGTCACACGCTGCTTCTAGTATGCACCTAGCGGCGCTTGGCTTTCGTATCGCGCAGGAAACGCTTTGCCTCGACGTGAAGGCAGCCTCTCTCGTGCTGGAACCTGCCCTTCCAACTGTCGAACACAGCGTCGCAATAAAAACACACCGCACACCGGTACTCGTCGCGAGTGCACATATCGTTATTAACGAACTTGTTGAGAAGCTCCATGGCCCGCTCGTGCGCGTCGTTCTTTTCGTGCGCGTCGTTCTTTTCGTGCGCGTCGTTCTTTTCGTGCGCGTCGTTCTTTTCGTCCATCCGGTAAGCCTCCACAAAATTTACGGTTGTGCGTCTGCACATAGCATCGACGCATGTATCTTTCTTTTTTTCAGGCGCGCAGGCAGCCGTCGATGATGTGCTTGAGCAGCAGGATTTCTCTCACTGAGAGTGACAGGTTTACCATACGCGCTGATCTCGTGTCCAGAAGTGGCGAGCATCTGTAATGGTTAAAGAGGCTGTAAATATGGTCGCCGTAGTCCTCGCCCGGCACAAACATGGCAGTAGCGCTCTCCCGCACGTCCGTCGGAGTTCCGCGCCCGCCGGAGTCCACAGCCTCTATGAAGCGCCGGGCGCTGTCCGCCACCATAGAGTCGCTATCCCGGAGCCACGCCCGCATGTTCGCAACATCTGTCATCGGCAGCTTGCCGTTCAGCGACTCAGGGAGCACGCCACCGGAGGCAAGCAACTCTATATGCATATCGCCGGGGCACGCATAGTCTGCAACGGGAACAATGCAGCGGAGCCGGTCTAGGTTGCATACATTTGGTCCAGATAACATGGCATACCTCTTTCTTTATTGTGGTCCGTGACACCGTGTCACAGTTCGAGCGGTCGCGGGTTTCCGTTGGCATCGCGTGTTACATACCGTTGTGCAGTGGTCGATCCGACGAGTCCCCGCAACGCCAGTGTGTTCCACAGATGGCGCAACAAAACAATGTCCCTTCGCACGAGCTTTCCTCTCGACTGGGAATCGCTCAAAACGCGCCCAATTTGCAGTGCCGAACGTGACCAGTTACACATTCCGTCCGCTGTACCTAAATCGTATCCACTGGACAGAATGGCTTCAAGAGACCCCTCCCTAAACGAACACTGCGCCTTCCAACCGGCGGAAACCCTTTCGTCGATAGTAACGAGCGCAGCGGCGTAGTATGTGTAAATGGCGGGAGGTCTGCCATACAAACCAGCCGTCATGCCGCGCAAGGTATTTAGATCGCTCAGCAACGTTGTCGAATTAATCTCCGGCGGCGTGCGCCCCTCAGCCAGCGCGTCAACACACTCGGCTCGACTCGGGCGGTATTTGCGCGGGTATAACTCTTCTGCGAATAGGGCATAGAGGTCTTGTTCGTTCATCGTCTTTGTCCTTTGTCGCTGCGCACTGGCATCGGTTCTTCCTCTCAGTAGGCTTCGTCGTGGCCCATAACAACTGGCATGTCTCGTCCTCTTTTTTTAACGTGTAAAATAATCTGGCGGCGGCGGCCTTCGACGTGTTTCTGTGACACCGTGTCACTGTATAAAATCTTTTTTTATGCGTATGGTGTCGCCGCAGATCACTGACAAAGATTATAGTAGCACAGGTGGTAGCTAAGTCAACGATGGCGACAGGAGGCGGTCGGACAGTTTGCACAAAAAGATTTTACACGTCAAAAACTGGTGACGATTATTTTTACAAAACAGGCCCCAAAAAAGGGGGGACTGTATAAAAAAATTGGAATTCCAAAAATTATTTTATACATCAAAACAGCCAATTTTGGCCCAACTGCACAAAAAAACAGGCAGTTGAGGGGGGAACTGCATAAAAACAGGGGGGTATGTATAAAAAGCTTTCCAGAGAGAGTCCCCGGCGATCGCAAATTTTGGCCAATTTTGGTACGTTTTTGTATGCATATACCCTTGCGAAAAAACCTCCCATTTTTTAAGATTAATATATATATAAGGAGTACATATATAAAATAATTTCGTCTGCTCGCTCCGCAAATCGTGCTCGCCAGACCCTCTCTCTGGAAACCATTTTATACGTACCCCCCTGATTTTATGCAGGTGGTCTTGGAATGGGGTGTTTTTTTATACAGTTGGCCCTTTTAGGCCCGTTTTGATGTATAAAATAATTTTTGGAATTCCAATTATTTTATACAGTCCCCCTTTTTTGGGGCCTGTTTTGTAAAAAATAATGGCTGGCAGGTTGATTTATTTTATGCAGCCGCTCGTTTCGCCATACTTATGTCTTAATCTGGTGGTAGCTGTGGGTTGTCGCACACATAGGAGGTTCCCATGGGACGCAAGGCTATTAAACTGAACGACACCACGGTTGCGCACGAAGAAATACGCTACCGCGCACTGCTACAGGATCACATTGCATACACGCTGCGCAATCTTGCGCTTCGCGATCCCGCCAAGGTTACTGTGTTGCCGGATGGCTCGCATGTTGGTGGTGATGTAGCGTTGGCTGGTATGGAGCAGCACATTACGACCCTTGTTCGTAAGGTTGCGACAGAGCTTATTGTTGCAGAGGCCAAGGCTATATTTTCTGGTCCTCGTACGGTGCGGCGTGGGCATGAATTCGTCGCAGATGTTATCCGTGTTGCGGTTGGTCGCATATTCGAAGCGGCCACTGAGGATGCCTCGTGGACATCTGCCGAACGCTGGCGGGCTATCACAGGTGCGACCAACTCGCACTTCACTTTCCACGATGCGCACGGCTTCGGTCCGGTTCGTGAATTGTTTGTGCGTTCGGCTTGTAGCTACTTCTCGAAGTTCGTGCGCTTGTTCGTTGCTATGTCCAAGGCGGCATCCCTCCCGTTCGATGAGGCATCTGATATGATTGGCAGTGGGCACCGCACTTATGGCAACAAGCATTTTGTGTATGTCAGGAGTGAGATGCGTCACGCGAAGAGCATTCTTCCAGCCCTGTTCGGTGCTATTGCCTGCACTCGTTTCGGGCAGATGGGTAACTACGTCCCGGAGGATGGCGCGTTTTTGTGGGGTCGTGTCGTCGATGGTCTGATCTATAGCTATTCGGCCGAATACAAGAATCTTTACACACGTCCGTACATAGCCCCGTACGAAAAGGCGAACGCCACGAACACCCGCTATCTTGCCCTTGCCAAGGAAGCCCGCGCCAAGTGTCGCAACATCCCCAGCGTCATACTTGAGGCGGTAGCAAACTACCCCGAATGTAACAGCCCGGCGTTTAGGTTAGGCTTTGGGCTTGTCAGTTGTTACCCGGCGTACAAGTGCGCGGCGCGCGATCCTAACACAGCGGTTTGTAGCGCGGTAATAAGCCGCGTGTGCGAGGATTTGTTTTACTGCGCGTCGTGGGGCGCTGGCGGTGCGATAGTAGGGGATAAAAGCCCGTTGCCTAGACCGATCACAGAGGAAGCTAGCGTTGTCATTGATCCGCTGGATACTATGCTCGATGAGTTGTCTTTGTGACACACCATGTCACAAAAAAGCCCGGCGCAAGCCGGGCTTTAAATCTCTAGGTAATTTGTGACATGGTGTGTCACAAAAAGCCCGGCTTGCGCCGGGCTTAATACTCACTGTATTTTGTGACATGGTGTGTCACATGGGCGATGCAATCCACAGGCCAACAAGCGCGCCAAACAGGCACATGAAAGCGGCAAACTCGATCACGGTATATGCAATGCGCATTTTGTTTCCCCTTGTGGCAAGCCCGGCGCAAGCCGGGCTTGCTTGTTGTCAGTGGTTAGGGCCGATAGAAAGGAAAGCCACAAGATCGGCGATCAGCTCCCGCGTCTCTTTCAGGTCCGGCTCATCGAAGGTTTTCGCGTACTTGTTGACAAGCGTTGCAAGCCTAGTGAGGTTTACCGTTGCCTCTTCGCGAAGAACATCATCTTCACCCTTCCCGCTTTTGGCCGTGTGCGCCGCCATGATAACGGCACCGGGCACAACGCCACCTCCAGCCACCGCTTGCGCCTCGCTTGCCTTGGTATTGTGATGCGGTGCGCGCGTCGCCTTCGACGCCGCGTTGTCCGTTTCGTTGCGGATCGTTTCGGTAGTCGGATCGCTGTAACGCGACCACGCTTTCCGTGCAGCGGCATCGTCACAGTCCTTGGCACCCTGATAGCCCGCGATCCATGCGGCGCGCATCGCCTTCATGTGGGGCTTGCAGTCATCCTTGGTGACGGGCTTTCCGTCGATCATGTCGCGAAGCGGTGCAAGATTGGCGATCAACTCCGCTTTGAGACGGGCGACGGACGATTCCGCCCGCCCGATTGCCGCGCCGTTGCGCTTGGCGAAAGACTCGACCGACATGGCGGCCGGACGAACAACATTTTCAGCGTTAGACATGGTTCAGTTCCTTTTGTTTGCGTGATTGCAATCAACCACGAGACATACAATACATTATCCCGCCACAATGTCAACGCCACCCATAATGTGACACCGTGTCCCAGCAAACAACGCTTTCACCGACGCAAGTTTTCGAGGGGGCCATGGACCACGGGAGTCCCAGACACCGGGCGGGCTAAAAGTAAAACGCTCTAGCTCGCGCAGTATCGAAGCCGGCTCAACAGCCAAAGCCAAACGAATACGCTGCGAATACTAAGCCAAAACTTACACCACCCCCATGCGGACCAAAACGTTGCAGGTATATACCGCCTACAAAAACAAGTATTAAAAAAATTAAGTACTGTATAGGCGCGCGCGATGCGCGCGAGTTTTTATTTTTCTACTCCGGTAATCATATCCGTTTTTGCAATCTCCAAAATACCTATAGCCTCAAACATGGAGGCTTTACTGTGCGACCAGAAAACATTGCCGTCGGGTGTAGACCAGCATACGAAAGCAACATCTACTTCACCAGCAGCGTGTGCTTTCGAGAGGTCAGATATTACGTTGGATACAAAAGTGTCGTCGCCACCAATACGGGTGATGTTGCTCATAGTGTTTCTCCGTTTGTTATGCGCTTGCGCTTTGCGGTCATGCGGGAATGACAGTTTCTACACCGTACTTCGCACTTGGCAATCTCTTTGTCTATCGTTGCTATGCTGTACCCTTTCCATACAAGATTGGACACCGGAAGAAACTTGTCGCAGCCGATGTGGTCAAACTCAAGAACCTCGTGATCTGTCTCGCCACAATCAGCACAACAGGAAGAACACAGGAATGCCCTGACGTGTGCGTTGTTGCGGGCGGCTACGCCTCGCTTGAAAGACCTGCGGGTATCACCGGTTGACATTCTCGACTCCGTGTAGGACAAACACAGTTATACGTCCCCATAGCAAGGAGAGCGCTGTGCTCATAGGTATTACAGGTAAAGCGTTCTCTGGCAAGGATACGTGCGCAAGCGAAATCATCCGGCTGCTCGAAAGAGACGGGAAGCCTGCCTATAATGCGAAGTTTGCGGACCCTCTGAAAGACATGATCTGCGCCATGCTCGGGTGCACACGGCAGACGCTCGAAGACCCTGTGTTCAAGGAAAGCAAGCTCAAAGAACTTGGCGTAACACCACGGCACCTGATGCAGACACTCGGAGTTGATTGGGCGCGCAAGTGCATTCGACCAGAAGTATGGTGCGACCTGTTTGATATGCGGTGGGGGTACCGCGTTGCACGCGGCGAAAGAGTTGTCGTGTCAGACGTGCGCTTCGACAACGAGGCAAAGCTTATTCGCAAGATGGGCGGGTTCATTGTGCAGGTCGTGCGCCAGTCGGATACTACTGAAAGCTCTGGCCACGAGAGTGAACACGGAATTGACCCGGCGCTTGTACATGTGGTATTGCACAACGATACTACCCCAGCACGGCTGGGACTTAACGCGCTAGCAGCATACGCCACGTGGGCGTCTCGCAAGGACAAGTAACATGCCAGTTGATGATGCAGGTGGTTCGGATTATGCGGCCACGCCAGCCGCGCTTTCCTCTGCCCCGCAGTGGGTGAAGATTGCATATGGTGAGCTTGGGGTCAGGGAGACGCCGGGTCCGAAGTCTACTCCGCGCGTTGACTCTTACCTTAAAACGGTTGGTCTGTCGCGCGATGACACCCCGTGGTGCGCCGCGTTTGTGCAGTGGTCGCTTTCCAAGGCAGGGCTGCCGGGGACTGGTGCTGCAAATGCACGTAGCTACCTTAATTGGGGCCGTGACTGTAAGCCGAAGGTCGGCGCAGTGTGCGTTCTGGCGCGTGGTAACTCGTCGTGGCAGGGGCATGTCGGGTTTGTGATCTCCTTCACCACGGACACGGTTACGCTGCTCGGTGGCAATCAGGGCGACAAGGTGTCGGTGCAGGTGTTCCCGCGAGCCAAGGTGCTTGGGTTCCGCTGGCCGCGAAGTGTTGCAGACTCGAACACGATGAAGGCTACGGTCGTTACGCTGGCGTCTTCCGCCCCTGTGCTGTCTTCGCCGCTGGTTGCTGCGGCTGCCGCCGGGCTAATTGACGAGCCAAGCCGTGTCGAGAACATCAATACGCTGCTGCGGTCGCTGGTCACAGGTCCTGTCGGTATGATACTCGGAGCCGTCGCATTGTGCGGCGTGGCTTACCTGATCTACGGTACTGTGCGTCGCGTGCGCACCAGAGGCTGACTGGTGTTTCCGATGTCTCTTCTGTCTTACTTTGTTCCAGCCCCATATATAGTCGCGGCCAGAATAGGTCTGGCCGCGCTTGCTGTTGCATCGGTCGGCGGTGTATACTACATGTGGCGAGCTTCGATCATAGAAGAGGCCAACAAGGACCGCGATATTCGCGACTCCAAGGCTGTGATTGATACGATCAAGAGGGTACAAGATGCTGACAAGAAGCTTGATGATCGGCTCGGTACTGAGTCTGTTGACTGCGTGCTCTTTCAAAACGGTTGGCTCGTCGGACCCGTGCCTGCCCCTTGCACCACACCTTCCCCTTAGAGTTGCTGCGGCCGACACTGTGCCGACCAAGATAGCCGCCGCTCGCCTTAACACGGCGCACGCCGAGACATGCAGGGGCAAATGACGACTTATGTGGATGATGTTCGTCCGGTAATAATCACGCCAAACCCGGCGGCGTCTTTCGAAGCGCTGTTTGTAAAAGACTCTAGACACCTACGCCCTGTTGCGCCGGGTGACAAAGCACGCGTGTATGCCATGCTTGACGAGATCGGTGCAGACGCTATACTCGAACACATTGCTTCCGGGTTTCTTCCGGTAGAGCTAGCCGTTGCCAACAAGTTCCCGCTGCTTACACTGCAAGACTGGCTGACAGAACGAGTAGAGCCGGAAAGACTTGTACGCGCAGTGTCGACATGTGCCGAGGTGTTCATGGTGAAAGCCATGCTGCCGCTTACGGTCAAGCCGGGGTCGAACGCAGAGGCCATCGTTAACACGCGGCTGAGCGAAGTGATGATGAAGGTTGCCGAGAAGCTTGATCCGACCAAGTGGGGCAACAAGGTGGACAAGCGGACAGCAGGCGATGGCAACATGCTGGTTATCAACGTTGGCGGGGCACTATCAAGTGACAAAGGTACAATCACAATCGAGCCTGTCGGCGAAGAGCCAGCCGCCACAGAGCAACCGGCGCAAGCCCTTCTCCGCCTTGTGGGTGGTCCTGCCTGATGGCGCGGTGTGTGCTGTGAAGCACATGTTTGACATTGACGGCGAGGAAACAGACAGCGCTTTTCTGGCGCTCGGGTGTAGCGGGACGATTGTGTGCGGTGGTGATGGCGTAGACCGGTACTTTGCGGCGCGCGCAGATGTTCCTATGTATGTGCGCCGATGACAGCTACCAAGACATACAACGCAAGCGCCACGCTGGCGCAGTTCCACAAAGACGACAGCATCGTTCGCGCGGTGTCTGGTCCCGTCGGCAGTGGCAAGAGCGTCGGCATGTGCGTGGAGATTTTCAACCGTGCGTGCACACAGCGGGCACACAACAACACACGCAAGTCGCGGTGGGCGGTCATACGAAACACGTATTCGATGCTCGAAACGACGACGATCAAGACGTTTATGGACTGGTTCGGCCCGTTCGGCACGATTACGTGGGGTAGCCCGATCTCGTTCGTGTCGAAGCAGAAGCTACCAGACGGAACGTCGCTCGATCTTGAGGTGCTGTTCTTCCCGCTTGACCGCGAAGACGACGTTAAGCGCCTGCTGTCGCTCGAACTTACGGGTGCGTGGCTCAATGAGGCGCGCGAGCTTCCGCTTGAGGTTATTCTGGACCCGCTCATGGGTCGACTCGACCGTTATCCTTCCAAGGCAGAGGGCGGCGCAAGCTGGACCGGTATCATTATGGATACCAACATGCCCTCTACACGCTCAACATTCTACCAACTGTTCGAAATTCGCAAGCCGGACGGGTTCGTGCTTTACAAACAGCCGCCAGCGCTGCTTCGCGGGGACAAAGAGGGGGAATATCTGCCCAACCCAGAGGCAGAAAACATTGGCAACCACACCAATGGGTTCGAATATTACATGCGACAGACGCGCGCAGCGTCGGATCACTACATAAAGACCATGATTCTGGCGGAATACGGCGCTGTTTTCGATGGTCAACCGGTGTTTCAGTCGTTCAGACCCCGCGAACATGTCGCAAAACCCGGTGTTAACGCCAACGCCTCACGCTCTTCGCACGTAATCATAGGTATGGACTTTGGTTTGAACCCGGCGGCGGTTGTAGGACAGCTTACACCGCACGGTTCTCTACAGATTTACGACGAGTTGGCCCCATCTGACGTTACACTGGCACAGTTTCTCGACGAAGAGCTTGTACCACTGCTTGCGCGCAAGTATTCGCAGCACCCTATACTTATAATTGGCGACCCAGCCGGTGGCCAGAGGTCGGCACTCGGACAAATGAACACTTTTGAGACTATACGCCAGCGCGGGCTGGCTATTTTGCCCGCTGCAACCAACGATTTCATCATGCGCCGTGACGCCGTAGACTTTTTCTTGCGCAAGACAGGCGGATTTGTTATGTCCGCCGAGTGCGAAATGCTTTACGAGGCCCTCAACGGCGGGTACAAGTACGACGTGGCCCGCAAAGCAGGTGGCAACATCGTGAAAGAGCGCCCAAAGAAGGACGAGTTCTCTCACATAGCCGACGCCTTGCAGTATCTGTGCCTTTACTACTTCCGACAGGTGGCAAGACCACCGCGACCACAACAGGTTGCCGGTCCAACCAAGAAGGTTAAGTTCGCGTGACACCAACAACAGACACCAGCGAACTTGTGCGCGCCCTTCTCGAAGGGTTTAAACAGGCAGACGTTGTGGACGAGCTAGCCACACACGTGCGGCGTTGTTTTGAAGCTGCCGACGAACATCGGCGGTCTACAGGCGTCGAAAAAGAAATGCTGCGCGGACTCCGGGCCGTTAAGTCGGTGCTCGACCCCGAGGACTGCGAGCTTGCAGACCCAACAAACGGCACAGACATCTATTTGCCGATCATCAACCTTAAACACCGTGGGTTGCGTAGCTGGATAAGCGACATTCTGGCTAACAGCGAAGACGCGCCGTGGACGATCAAGCCAACACCGCTGCCCGAACTTCCGCCAGCAGCAGAGAACGCTGTAGTTAAGCTTCTTGCAGACGAAGTGGCCAAGTACGGCGGAACAATGGACGTTCCAGAGCGCGCAGCCTTCTTCAAGGACGTTGCACAGAAGCACGTCGACAAAGTAGCGGCCACTGCGGCTAAGCGCGTCGAGGTAAAGATTAAAGACCTACTCACAGAGGGCGGGTGGCGGCACGCATTCGACTCTTTTCTGGCCGACCTCGCTACTCACCCCGGCGCTATCCTAAAAGGCCCCGTACTGACACAGACAAAGGCGCTCAAGTGGGTTGGCGGAACACTGTCACCGGTCACGGTAGATAAGTTCTTTGTGCGCCGGGTTAGCCCCTTCGACGTGTACCCCAGCCCCAACTCTACCACGCCAAACGACGGCGATTTCCTTATCGAGCGTGCACGTATGAGCCGTGACCAGCTTCTTGGCTCGGCTGGCATGAGCGGCTTTGACAAGATGGCGGTGCGCAAGGTTATAAGTACGTACCCAAACGGGTACAACGATGCGAGCGCCCTTGACCGCGAGCGCGACAGCCTCGAAGGCACGGACAACGCTGACCAGAACGAGAGCAACAAAGACCAGCGCTACTCTATCCTGATCTACAACGGGCTTGTTCCTGTATCTATGCTTCTTGACAAAGGACTAGATATAGATGGCGACCCGCAGGGGTCGGTAGAAGCGGAAGTGTGGGTGTGCGATAACTATGTCCTGCGCGCTATCCTAAATCCGCACCCGCTTGGCGACCGTCGGTACTATGTCACGTCCTTCGAGACTATCCCCGGTTCTTTCTGGGGCCGGTCTATGCCGTCTCTTCTCCGCGACGTGCAGCGTGTGGCCAACGCTTCGGCGCGCGCCCTCGTGCGCAACATGGCATTTTCGTCTGGCCCTATTGGGGAGTACGACATTGGGCGACTCGTAAACGAAACCAAGATAGAAGAGCTTGCCCCGCACAGAATGTACGCCGTCGACAACGACAAGTACATCAACAGCGTGAACGCGCCAGCTATCCGATTTACTAAGGTAGACTCTGTTAGCAGAGAACTGTCTGGTATTATTGACCATTTTATGAAACTCGCAGACGACATGTCTGGTATACCGGCGTACGTCCTCGGTGCCCCGCAGGTAGCAGGTGCAGGTCGCACGCTTGGCGGGCTGTCGTTGCTTATGGGCAACGCCGCCAAAGGCATCAAGCACGTAATATCCAACGTTGATCGGTACGTTACAGAGCCGCTTATCCAGAACTACTACACGCTACTAATGCTTTTGGACGACGACCAGACGCTCAAGGTAGACGTTACAGTGGTTGCACGCGGTTCCAGCGGGCTGTTGCAGCGAGAACTACAGCAGGCACGCGCAGTAGAAGTGCTACAGATGTTGACACCATTCGTCGACAGAGCTATAGTGCCCGTAGAAGGTTTGCAGCTTGTCATTCGTGACGTGCTTCGCGGCCTAGGATACAGTGCAGACGACCTTGTTCCAGACCCGGAACGTGCTGCGAAGCTGACCAACATTGCTGGCGGGAATCCGGTTACACCTACGGGGCCGGGAACTCCGCCGCCAGTTCTAGATGGTAGAAGCACCCCGCCACCGTCGCCAGTTGATGCGGCCCGAGTACCGGGCCTTCCTGAGTAGGTGATTTAGCTATGGCTTCTATGGATAGCTTCCCCATAATTGTTGGCGACAACGTGCACGACACGGCCTATGGTCCGGGCCGTGTTGTTACGCTCATGAGCGGCAACAGGTTTCAGGTGGCCTTTCCGCAGGGGCGCAGCTACGTCTACAACGACGGCGGCGTTAACTCGCGCTTCACAATCCGCACACTATTTTGGCGCGACCCAGTTATCGCAGTTCCAACAAAAACAGATGACGACTGGACCGCTATCCGCAACGTTTGCTCGGCGGTCGTGGCTGCTTGGCGCGCAAATTCGTGAGTGGACATATGACCTCCTGTTCTCCAAATACCGCTCCGAATGACACTGCTGGCGAGCCGCTCGTCGGCATAACGCTGTTTGACGGTTCTTCTGTAGATAACACAAGCGCCACTTTTGTTGTGTCCAACGGCCCGTGGGTTGTGCAGGGATTCAACCTTGGTAGCGCCGATTGTGTTTCTGTGGAGTACGCCGTCGGGTGCGGAGAGGGCACACTGTTCGCACCAGTGCAGCAGTCGTGCGGCTGCGGCGTTAAGCTGTGCCAAGACAACAACACAATTTCGCTTCCCCTAACAGGTCGTTACCGCCTTGTCGCAAACGGCTCAGGCGTCGGGGATTTTACTATCATCGCTCGTCCGGCACCTTCGTCGGTTCTTGTAGGGAATAACAACATGGCTTGCGGTTGCAACTCTGTAGACCCAAACTCTCATGCACCCGCTACGGTTACGTCGGTTGATGGCGTTATCGCTGTGGTGGCAAACGGGCAGAACTTCACACTCGATTACAACCCTGTAGTCGCCACAAGCGAAGTTGCTGCTAGCCCGGCGGCGCTTGCCATCCTATGCTCGGCCTTGACGCCGTGCATCACAGCGCTTACACCAGCACCAGTCGCTGGCGGGGTTACTATTACTTCGCCTGACTCGACTATTGTTGTTGGCGGAACTACCACTGCACCGACGCTTAGCACGGACGCTGTTTCTGTGGCGGCTGACATTGCGTCTACACCGGCAGCCATCAACGCGCTGTGCCCCGCGCTCGCCCCGTGTATCGTGGCTGGTGCAGTTGCCGCCGCTACAGTTACAGTCACAGACACGTTTGGTGTCTTCCAGTACCACGCTTTCCCGTAAGGAATAACACATGGTAGCTGTAGTTACACCAAACAACCTCGGTTCTGAGTTTGCTGTCGGGACAGTTACCCCAAGCAAAATCACCGTTGTAGTTGCCACCGGAACGGTAGCAGGTAAGGTCGCCCTTGCCACTGCCGCAGAAGGCGACCAGCCAACCAACGACGTTGACGCCGCTACCCCGGCGTATGTCGAATTGCAGACCGGACAGGCGGTTGTCGCTGCACAGGCAAACGCAAACGTGCTTCTGACAGACGCTTTCGCTGTCGATATTGGACACCTCTACCCATAAGGAGCAACAAATGGTTGCCGTTGTTATCCCTGCCAACCTTGGTGCCGAGTTCGATATTGGCGTCGCGGTCCCCAGCAAAATCACAATCGCCGCAGCGACAGGTACCGCTGCCGGTAAGGTCGCGCTTGCAACTTCGCCAGAAGGCTTGCAGCCGTCAAACAACGTAGACGCCGCGACGCCAGCATATGTCGCTGCGGCGATTGCAGCCTCGGCCCCGGCGGCTCTGAACTACGCCACGGCTGCGGAAATTCAGGCGGGGCACCCGGACAAGATCGTTACGGCCGACGACCTTTCCGCTGCGCAAACAGCGGGAGTGGATCATCGTATCTACTCTAACATTACGGCTGGCACCACAGAAGCCCTCCGCGCAGAGAACACCTCGCCTTCCGCCGCAACGGCGTTTGTAGCCCTTAGAAACATCGGAGACGGCGACGCCGCCCAGTTCTACAAGTACGGTGCCGGACTCGGCAACGCCATCTATGTGCTTAATCAGGCGACATCAAATTCGTTTGGCGCGCAGGTTATCCGCGACGGCGCAGGTGCTGGCTCTACGTTCTTCGGTTCACGCACAGGCACCGGCACGGGCGACGGTATTATCGTGCACCGCACAGATGCCGGTGACGGTGCTGGTACAAAGACAACTCGTGACGGCACCGGCATTGGCCATGCGGTTGACGCCCTCAAATCGGGAAGCGGATTCGGTTACGCGGGCAACTTCGTTCTGAATAGCACCGTCGCTGGCGGACCAACGCTTGCAGCCGTATTTGCGGACATGAATGGTCCATCCAACGGCAACGGTGTCTCGGCTCTCCGGCAGGGGTCAGGTAGCGGCCACGCTGCATATGGTGTAAACACCACTACTGGCTCTGGTTCTGGTGTAACTGGTCATCGCGATGGTGGACCCGGCAATGGCGGCTCGTTCACAAAGGCCGGTGGCGCAGCGGGTCAGGCCCTGTACGCAGAGAACTCTTCGGGCATTACAGAAGACGCGGCATATATCCTGCGCAGCGGCAACGCCGCTGGCCACGCAGTTACTGCCTATCGACTCGGTACAATTGGTGCCGCAGGCAACGGCAACGGCGTCTACGCGCTGTCGTATAGCGGCCACGGCGCGTATGCAGGCACTGTCATCGACGGGTACGCTGGTTTGTATGCCGCCAACAACGCCGCTGGTGTGTACACAGAACTCTCCGTCAGCAACGGTACGCTTGGCGGGCCGGGTTCTGGCGTGTGGGGCCTGTACACAACCAGCGCTGTGTTTGCCACAGGCGGATTCACGCCTTCCGACAAGCGCATCAAAGACAAGATTGAGCCACTTCGCGGCAACACCGCCATCGTGCGCAAACTTGCTCCGGTTTCGTTCTACTGGCGCGCCGGCACGGGCCATAGCAAGACCGCACCCGGCAAGCAGCTTGGTCTTATCGCGCAGGAAGTGCAGGAAGTTCTGCCGGAAATCGTCACTGTATCCGGCTACGCTGTCGGCGCAGAACCGCGCAACCCGACGGAACTTGTCGGCGAAAAGCCAACTGTTTCCCCGCTTCCGGAGCGGCTGGCAGGAAGCCAGAAGGGTGACAAGCTCAGCGCCGAAGACGCATTGATCATTGCTGCGCACAAAGCACAAACGCAGCGTCTGGCAGCTTACAATAAAGGCGTCGCGGACGCAGAGGGTCGCTTGCCGAAGTACGAAGCTGACATGGCTTCGTACAAGCAGCAGCTTGAACTGCGCGACGAGCTTACCGATCTACTGGCAGTTGACTATGTAAAGCTTGTCCCGGTTCTGCTCGGAGCGCTTAACGAAGCGCTTGACCGAATCGAAACCCTCGAAGCCAAGCTGGCCTGACACGCATAGCCGTGGTGACGGGAAAGCCCGTCACCACACAACAAGGGTAGGCACATGAGCGGTCCTATAACAATCGGCGAAGTATTGGCTAGGACCGACAACACATGTCACCAAGCACCCCCCGCCGCTGGCCAGTTTTACTTCGACGAAGTTACCGGCACATCGAACGTCATAGCAGTGCGCGACGTTCCTGTGGCTATACGCCTTATGCAGACAGCGTACCCGGCAGACGATACCGACGTGTGCGTAGATATGGTGTGGGGGTGTAACGAGGGCGAGTTCTTCGCACCGCTAACCATGTCGTGCCAGACAGTTTGCATAAACTCCGGGTGCAGAATAATTATCCTCCCGGTGTCTGGCAGGTATCGCCTCCGGTACACTGGTTCACCACCTTTCGATTTTTCTGATCTTCTCGTTGTGTACGACGACACACCCGCGCACTCTGTGCCGTGGCAGACGCGTTGAGGAACCAACATGCGGCGTAGTCTTTTTCTCCACAACGGCCTTTCCCCTAGCGGGGCACTGGGATCAACCCACTTCGACGTGCGCGAAGGCATGGTCACTCTTACAGCCGCTGGCCTTCTCCCCGACGAAACGGTGACGGTGCAGGTGCGCGTCGAAGGTGTGCTCGATCCGGGTAGCCGCACGCCGGGGCAGAGTATGGGCTTCTATTGGGCACCACTCGTAGTGTCTGGTTGTGCTGTGGCTCTTTCGGCGCGCAACACCATGCAGATTATATCGGTCCCCGGTACATACCGCATTGATATGAGCGGTGTAACTAACCAAGCAAGCGTTGTGGTCGCGCTCAACGAAGACGAAAACATGAAGTACGGCAACGTTGTGTTTGGCCACAACACCAACTACCACTGCCCGGCACAACCATGTCCAACACAGCCGACAGGCGTAGTCACTTCGTGGGGTTAAGCGATGTCTCTTGATTGCCGCGATCTTGTCGCGATCCCCGGTTGCGCCAACATGTCCGGTCAACCGGGCATACCAGTAACAATCCACTACGAGTATCGCGACAACGGGGCGGGTGTTACATCTGCGCCAGTGGTTCGGTACACGAACGCTGACGGCTCTATCTTTATTCCGCCCGCCGGGTATGTTGTTACTGCTGGCGCGTGCGCCATAGAAGCACGAGAGTTCGACCACGTTATCCTGTGCGATCCTGTCACAGGCGACAAGGTTACTCTTGTTATAGCATACGATGCTGGCACTGGTGTGCCGCACCCGGTTGCGTACAACATGGACGGTACGCCGTGGGGCGGACTTATACCCGCGCTTGTCGCGTGCCCTGACAGCGACGCCGAAAGCGATCCGGTTGTGATGTGTGACGGCACAACCACGTTTATTCGTTGGGTCGTTAAGAAGGATGGCGTACCAACCGGTGTGTTCTTTGACACCGACACGGCCATGGTTTCTTATGCGCCAGTCGGCCCTGCTGTGCCGGGACAGTGCGGCACAGTCGGCGATATGCGCGTCTACATTGAGCGTTCCATTGACGACGTTAGCATGGCTGACATTGCGGCCACTACAGGATCGAAACGCGTTCTTTCTGTCACGGTAAAGCAGATCGTCGGTAACGGTGAAGTGCACGGCGACACCGGCTCCGGTGCTCCGATGAGCGCTGGCGAAACTTGGTCTTGGTCTGCCGTGTCTGACGGCAACACGGACACACTTGTGTTCTCGTCCCTGCGGTTTCACGCCGGTACGGGCGAGCAACATATCACTGCAACATACCTCCCATAAGGAGCCTACCCCACGTCTATGACTAACGGTTCGTTCTCGGCCCCGCTTGCCGCAGACCTCACCAAGGAAATCCAGTCGTTTGTCGCGTATATTCCGGCAGGTGCCGGTGTCGCGCAGGTTGTTAACCCAAGCGTCCCGGTTCAGGGCGTTACGGCGTACAACTACACGGCCAATCTTGTCCGTGCCACGGTTACTTTTACCGCTGGTATCACCACTACAGGTGCCGCCGCCGCCGAACGCGCCGCTGCTAAGGCAGCGGAAAAATCCGACAAGCGTAACAACAAGGACAAGCGCAATGCGTAACGCTGTATTCCCTTCGGCCATGCTGGTTTGTACCGGCGCTGCCGCAGGCACAAGATACCATGTGCACGAGCACCGCGCTAAATGTAGCTCGGGCGAAATCGCTACAACTGCTCCCATCCACCGGTGGGGCAACGACGGAAAGAACGCCATTCTCGCTATAGCGTGCCGTGCCGCCGTGGCAATGCAGAGCGCACCGGTTGTGCACGAGACCATGAACGGTAACTTTGTTAGCGCGGTCAAGCACGACGAGCGAGTCGAGCGCGGCGAAGTTAAGTCTTTTCACAAGAGCAAGGTCGGGGTAGCTAGCGGCCTGCCGCTGTATGCAACAAAAGAAGACGCCAAGCTGGTCGCCGTGTATCGCCTTACCTTCGGCTTGCGACTGCCAGTTAAACTCGGAGACGAGCCGCACGGCGCGCCGGTTAACGCCGTGTTCCGTTTCACAGATTACCGTGAGGGCGAGCGGTGACAGAGTGCCATAAGCCACCAGTAGACGCACAGGGTTTCCTTGCCAGTCTGCTCACGCGGACCCCGGCGTTTGTCGTTGGGTTCCTGTCGAGTATCTTGGGGACTGTGGTAGTTGTTATCGCTATTCTTAAACTCGGTGGCATGGACGTACCGTTCAATCGTGTGGCAAACGCACACGCTACAAGCATGGAAGCGTCCGTTGCTAAGTTGGACAAGAGCACAGAACGCTTGGAAGAGCTTGTTAAGCGCCTCGAACGCCTCGATATAAGCGAGGCCAAACAGAACGACACCCTTCTGGACCACGAGCGCCGCATTACCAGCATAGAGAGCGACGCTCGTAAGGCGAGGATCGCACCATGAAAGACGCACCACTTGTCGATGCACCCAAGATAGAAATGAAGGTTAACATTTGGGTTGTGGCAGTCGCACTTGTTGCTGCGACTATAGGGTATGGCAAACTGCACTCAGATGTAGGCGCGCTTAAAAACAACGACGTTCGTGTTGACACAGTTAACAACGCCGTTAACGAACTAAAGACGCGCTCTGCCGCAACAGACGAGCGAGTGCGCGCGCTAGACGACAAAATAAATCGCCTCATATACACACTCGACAAGTTGGTCGATAAGTTGGAGCGCAAGTAATGGGCATGTTGTTTATACCTATAGTTGCTTACGCGATTACTAACCGTGTATACGGCGACAAGAGCCTGCTACCAGCCTTCCTTCCGGGTCGGTCTTGGATATACGCATCGCCACTGCTACTGGTGTTTTCTCTGTGGTGGACCGGCCTTTCACAGTGGAAAATCGCCGTCGTTGTGTGGCTGGCCATGACCCTGCGCGTTTTCGTTCCTCATGGAAGGTGGTATAGCTATGGCTCATATACCCCGCCGCGAGAACCCAACACATTCGAGAAGTTTGTAGAAAAGCACGTTCCGAGTTTCTTTGTAAGACTCGTGATTACGCGTGCGTACATGTTCCCGCTGGCCACCGCTGCGTTTTTGTTGGGGTACAAAGTGGTTTTTATCTTGCTTTTGTTTGCGCCTTTTGCTACGGCTGCTGTGTATTGGGTAGCTTGCCGCCCGTCTATACTGCGCTGGTTTGGTATCGTGGCGGAAGTATCAGGCGGTGCTATAGTTGGTTCTGCCCTAGCCTTCGGAGTTTGACATGGCCTGTGCACCTTGTGAAGCCGCACGCCGCGCCGCTATGGCGCGTGCAAAAGAAGGCAACCTCATGCAGGCAGCCAAGGTTGTGGCCGCTGGTGCAGCGGCTGTAGTCGGCGCGATTTCCAAAGAAGACCTGACGAAGGTGGTCAATAACTCCACGTCGGTTACTGTCAACAAGGGTGTCATCACTGTTACTGAGTGATGCCGCACAACATTTCGGAGGCCGCAATGGCTAAGCTCGGTGGTATGAATGGTTTTGGCGGCGCGTCTGCCGGTTCGATGCCAAGTTTCTTTGGCGGCAAGACGATGCCCGGACCCGGTTCGCCGGTTGTAAACGACTGGAAGTCGCAGCCGATGGCCACTAACAGCCCCGGCAAGGCCGGTGTTCTTGGCGGCGGGCGCAGCAAGCCGTCCTTCTCCCCATTCAAGATGGCTGTGCCCGGCGATGGCCGTGGTATTGCGTGAACAACATGCGTTTTACCGACGAGCAGTCCAACACCTTTAAGGCAGAACACGTCGCACGTGCTCTTCGAACTCTGCTAACTGCGGAACGAGAGGCGGTTGTGAAGTATATGGCGCAGGAAACTGATCCATATAAAATGTTCCACCTTCAAGGTAGGCTGGCGGTAATTACTGAGCTAGCGGCTCTCGTCCCGCAGCCAACAACACTTAGGTAGCCCTATGTCAGGCATCAACGCCATCGACGACAGCCTTGTTCCTCCTACCCTCCGTAGCGCCCGCGCCAACATGGCAGCGGCTGCCAGCGGTGGCAGTAATGTTGCTTACTCCGAAACGCCACCAGCCACGACAGACGCGCCAGCTTCGTCTGCGACAGGGCAGGACCCGGCAGAAGCGGAGCGCCTTAGAAAGCTAGAGGCGCAGGTTGCTACCCTCTCTGGAATGCTCAAGGCGCGTGACCGCGAACTCAACGGCCTAAAGCGCAGCGCTGCACCGGCTGAACCAGACCCAATCGTAGTTGACGAATACCGGCTCGATCTTCCTTCTGTCAACGTTACTGACGAAGAGCGCTCTAAGTACGCCAACGCCACTAACTACATCACTACGATTGTCGTGGACACAATCAACAAAGCTATGGCCCCTATGCTGTCGCGCCTCACTACACTTGAGCGTGGGGTCAAGAACGTAGAGGCTACCACAGAGCGCAAGCTTTCGGTTACGGCCAAGTCGTCGTTCGACGCTGCGCTCGCTGCGGCCGTTCCAGACCTTAGCTCGCTCGTCGGGCACGCCTCGTTCCAGACATTCCTAGACGAAGAAGTCCCCATGCTTGGTGGCGCGACCGTTCAGCAGGTGCTCGAACACGCCAATACCAAACAGGACGTGCAGCGCATCCGTAGTATTATGGATTCGTTCCGCGCTAAGTATGCCAAGGGCAACGACCGTAGCCCGTTCAGGCAGCCAACCGTGGGATCGGGTAGCAACCCACCCTCGACAAACGAAGACTTGGGTAAGCCCGAGATTCTTAACTGGTCAACACGTGTTAAAGCGTGGGACGCGCACCGTGCAGGTGTGATGACAGCCGAAGACTTTGCCAAAGTGAAGGCCAAGTTTGAGGCAGCCCAGCGCGAAAACCGCGTCAACTACAACGCATAAGGGAGCCTACCATGCCACTTCCCGGCACTATCCCTGCGGCGGCAGGTTACCCGCAGTACAGCGGAAACCTCATTCTCCCGCAGTTCGGTCAGGAGCTTATCGAGCGGTTCTACTGCTCGACTATCTTCGGCGAGATTTCCAACACCGACTACATCGGCCAGCTTGCAAAGCAGGGCGACCAGATTACGTTCTTCCGCGAGCCGCGCGCCGTCGTCCGCGATTACATCAAGGACATGACACTCAAGCATGACACGCTCACTGCCGAGTCTGTCACGCTGACTGTCGATAAGGCTAAGTACTTCTCGCTCAAGATCGACCGCATCGACCAGTTTCAGATGGGTCCGATGTGGGAGAAGATGCGCTCTGCGTTCCTGTCTAACGCCGCGCGAGAGATTGCCAACCAGATTGACTGTTCGCTGCTCGGTATGGTCTACACCAAGGCCGACTGCGCTAACCGTGGTCCGCAGGCTGGTTGTCAGTCGGGCATGTACAACCTCGGCACTACCGGTAACCCGGTCGTTATCACCGAGGCGAACATTGTCGAAGTGCTGACCTGCTTGCAGGCTGTTCTGAACGAGGCGTGTGTTCCTCGCGAGAACCGCTATGTTGTTCTGCCGCCTATCGCAGAAAAGGTTCTGCTCAACTCGCCACTGGCCAACTACTGCTTCTCGGGTCAGCAGCCGACTATGCTGCTCAACGGTCGCATCCCGAACATGGTGGCGGGCTTCAAAATCTTTATCTCGCCGCACGTCCCGAAGGTGTTTGATGCCGGTGCCGGTGTCGACGCCTATCAGATTATCGCCGGTATTCAGGCTTCGACCGTGTTCGCGTCGCAGATTGACGAAGTTCGCACCATGCAGGACTTCAACAACTTCGATACGTTCTTGCAGGGTCTGTCGGTCTACGGCTTCGACGTGATTGAGCCGAAGGGTCTTGTGTCCCTTTATGCTCGCTTCGCGTAACTAGGAGAGAGCTACAATGGCCAACCACAACCTCTTCATGGGCGGTCTTCGGACCTCCACCAACACCATTGGACGGGGCCTGTTTCCGCAGGTTCCGCCTACCCCAAACGAGTTCATGGTTATGGACGACCGCCGTGGTCAGGTCCGTTTCGCGAACTCGCATCTGCTCGACTTCTCCTGCGAAGGTTGTGAGTCGTGCGGTGACTCGGCCAACCGTGCTTATTTTCAGGCGTTTCGCGACTACCTGAAAGACAACACGATTGCCGTTGGCGACACCATCTGGACGCACATCATCCCGCGTATGTCTACGCTTGAGCGTGTCCACTGGAAGGTCACTACGCCGATTACGCCGTTTACGTTCGACATTGTGTTCCGTGACAGCACGGACCTCGCCGACCTGTCGGCCACTACAACGGTTCTTGCCGCTGCCGTGTCCGGTGCCGTTGTAAGCCATGGCCTTATCGACATCGAAACCGTCGCTGCACCGGTCCTCTACACACAGCGCAACGGCCTTGTCGGTATCACGATCAACGCTCTGCCCGCCGCTGTTGTCGGTGGCTGTTCTCCGTGCTCGGCTGGCGGTATCGCCGGTTTCGTCGGCTGCCTGACCACTACCGTCGAGCAGTATTGTCGCGGCGAGTGCTGATTTACCAACAATAACAGCTACTTAGTTAGGGGCCGCAAGGCCCCTTTCTTTTTGTTGACAACGCAGCGCCGTGTGGTAGAACCGCGCTGTCCATTCGGACACTCACTTTTTTATCAACACGCCACGTTTATGCGTGACCTCTGCGGATAAAACTGTTCTACGCCTCCCTGTTACTACCACTTGGGGCAGCTTCGGCTGCCCTATTTTTTTGTTGACGAGTTTTGTAAGTTGTCGTAGCCTGTTTTTGTTACGGCTTGCTCCTCTGCTTTGTACGAGCAGGTCTTCGCTACAGTAGCTCCAACGGTAGAGCATCGCCTTTGTAACGCGATGGTTGTCAGTTCAAATCTGACCTGTAGCTCCAAGTTTTCTGTGTGTCGCCTAGTCTGGCATGGCACCTCGTTTGGGGCGAGGAATAACGTAGGTTCGAATCCTACCACGCAGACCAAGTTAGTGTCGTGATCTAACGTCTATGATGCCGGGTACCCCGGTTATGTGGGTTAAAACCCCACCGACACTTATAAGACCGCTCTGTTGAACTAGTGCTAGGAGGCAGAGGACTGCCGGGTGTAACTAGGGGCCGTGGGTAGTGGGGCGCGGGCAGGAGGCCGGTGCGGTTACGTGGCGACGGAAGCTGTTAGTGCAGCGACGGGAGGGGCCGACGTGACTTATTGTTTGCTTAGATACGTGCCTGCATGTATACACGATCACAACTATGGAGCTTACGCATGGCTAGCGCCCCTTACCTTCGCGACAGATCGACCGGGTACATTTACCCGTACCACCCCGAGACAGCGAAGCTCGCCGGTATGGAAGAGTACAACGGACCTATCCGTATAGAGCAGCCAAAGCAGCGCGACGAGCCGTCGAAACTCGTCAATGCGCCTGTATTTATGACATCGGCAACCAACAGCTACAAAGAAGCAGCGATGCTTATTAACGGTGCGCCGCCCACCGACAACGCCCCAGCCGCACCGGCCGAGGTCGCACCAAAGAACAAGGGCGGTCGCCCGCGCAAAGATAAAACAGTCGCTACACAGAGCACGGTCGAAGCCGGGCCGGAAGACGAGGCCACTCTGTAATGTCTTGCGCATCGGGGTGCTCAACTGTTGGCGAAATGGTTCGCCGTATAGCCGTCCAACTTCGTGACTTCGAGAGCGGTTACGAGCATGTTCGTTGGCACCCCGAGACGCTTGTAAGCTACATACACGAAGCGCTGTGTGAGATTAGCCAGCACAGACCAGATGCATTCGTCAAGACAACACAGTTGCAGTTGAAGCCGGGTGTTCATCAGTCGCTGCCTAGCAAATATGCGCAGCTTATAAACATAGAGGGCAACGCTGTTACGTCGCCCGATGGTTCCACAACCATCACGTCTTCCGTGCGGAAAGACTCGGCGTCTCCTTGGCGCGACATATACAAGGCAGCGCACTGTGCGCCAGCCTGCGGATCGGATGCTTACTGTGCCTCTGCCAGTGGCCAGTTCGAGATAAAGTCCTACGCGAACAACCCGGTTGATGACTCTGTTTTCACTGTGTACCCAGCCGTTCCGGTCGGAGCTTCTGCCAGTGTGCAGGCCACAGTGATCGCCAAGCCAGTCAAACCCTGCGCTACGAACATGGGTGCCTGCCTAGACATACCGTGCAAGTACGAAGCGCAGATCATGGATTGGGCGCTGCACAGGGCATATGGCGCAGACTTCGAGAGCAACTACAACTCGCAGGCCAGTTCTCGCCACCTAAAAGCTTTCTACGATGCACTCGGAGTGAAGCGGCTGGCGGAGTCCCTGTTCAACCAAGAGACAGCCGAAGGCGAACCAGTGCCGTCGAGTCACCAACAGCGCCGCTTGGCAACAACTAACAGGTGATAGATGGCTTGCTGCATAGCCCCGCAGGAACAAGTTACATGGGAAAGTTTTGTTGTTGATGTGGCGGCGTTCGTAAAAGACGCGCCTACAGAAATGATCGCGTTCCATGCACGCGAAGCCGCTATCGAGTTTGCAAACCAGACCCGGTTTTTGCGTAAGCGAATATTCTTGGACCTCCAAGAAAACGTTAACGACTACTGCTTGGAGGCTGACGATGGGTACACAATACTGTCAATCGTCGGAATCAACAGCACTGTCACCGGAAAGCCTCTACCATTTTCTGTGTATGCGTCGAACCATATCCTGCTACAGCAGCCTCCGTCGTGTGATGTCGAGGGCGGCGCTGAGGCCATCGTCTCCGTTGTGCCCGGACGTACTTCGTGTAATGTCGACAAAAGACTATATGACCTTTATGCCAAGCCGATAGCTAGCGCTGTTATATCGCGTCTTATGCGTATGCCGGAAGCTCCGTGGTACAACACGCGAGAGTGGAGAGCTTTTGACACCGAGTTTCGCCGCGCAGTGAACGCCGCCAAGGTGCAGGTCGATAGGAACTTTGTAGAAGGCCCGGTGTTTATCGCCAAGCGGAGATTCATCTGATGACGTGCAGTTGCACACCCCGCCGCGTTGGCTGCACAACCTGCACATCTTATACCAAGCCGTGCTGCACGCCAGAGCCACCGCCGCAACCAAAAATACCAGTGTCTTGCTACGGCAAGGCCACAATTGATTGCGAAACGGCAGGGTTCTCCGTAAACAGAAAATACTGCACTTGCTCGCGTGACGACGTTGACAACCTGTACGCGTATGTCCGCAGGCTGGGCCAGTGCGAATGGTTTGTGCGCTATAAGGCGTGGGGCCTTACGGACGACGGGCGCATAGAGTTCCGCATAGACGACCACCTTATGGCGCAGCCGCACGGCAGGTATGAAGTCGAGTTCAGGTACGCTTTGCCGCACTGCTCGTTTCGTGTTTGTGGTCGGATCGAACTGTTTGTGCCGCCATACTGCGACCGCATACGCGCTCGGTTCGAACCACGACCAATAAAGCGCCACTCTACACGCTACCCCGACACGCCGCCGAGCGTGCTAACGGAGCCACACATGTTTTCTACCGTGCAAACACTGTCGCTTAATCTTTGCGGAGTGTTCGAGATTGGAGCCACGATGCTCCCCGTGTCGCCAGCCGACGCCTCCACGCTGTGCTCGTTGGTTCTCTGTAAACCTGTTGAGCTTGTGCTTGATGACGGTGTTAACACCGAGGTCGTAACCTTTTCCGGTTGCAGCAGCGGACAACCTGTTGTAGCGAGAGGGTCGGCTGGCACCACCCAACGCAAGTTCCCGAAGGGCACAAGCCTGTCGTTCAAGTGGACTAGCCTTAACACAACCACCGCCATAGCCGGGTGCTAGTATGAGCGACAAAACACTACGCGACCGCGCTGTTGATGCCGCAAGTAAGTGGCTTAGCGGAGCGGTAGCAGAGGTTGAAGGGCCAACCAAAAGGTACACCGGCTCGGCAAGCATGGCGTACAAGTTTGTAGTTCACTCTTCTGCGGGAGAGTGTATAGAAGTAACCATAGTTACCCCAACAGGAGCATAACAATGTGCATACCTAACTTCGCAGACGATTCTTTTGTTGTCGTGGCAGCCCGCGTGGTCGGCCTTGGTGACTGGACTACTAACAGCGTGCCTGTGTTCACAGCGTGTGGGCGCGGTATGCAATACGAGTTTGTTAACCCTTCCCAGACATCTGTTGTGTCTGTTGGGTACATGCCAGACGAATAAGGGTCAACTATGCCGGTCATAACCACAGCGTTTACCGACCACCTCAAATACGCCGTCAGTTCGACGGACACGTTTATCGAGTTCGGTTCTGCTACCGGAACGGTTGACGTGTGCACAACACTTGGCACCCCAAGCCACATCTTTTTTGAGGTGTACACAGCGCAGGGGTCGGAAGTTGTTTTGGCTACGGCGTGCGAAGGCGGAAAAGTCGTGGTTACGCGTGGTATGTCCGGCACCACACCCAAAGCTTGGCCAGTGGGCGCGTGCACAAAGGCTGTGTCCGTTGTGGCTGGCCAAGCGTGCGGTACTGGCGCTACAGATGGCGACGGCTCTAACTGTCCATGCCCTGACCCGGCAGACGTGTTCGGTGCGTTGCAGGTGTGCGACAACATCAACTTGGATATGTCTTCTCCGAGTGCGCCCAAGCTGTGCCTTAAACCAACAGGGGTCAACGCCGGTTCGTACTGCAACGGCGCTATCGTTGTAAACGAGTACGGGCAGATAACCAGTCTGGCACCGAACTTCCCGTCGTCGTGCCTTCCGGTGTTTGATTTCTGCTGTGATGGCGGTGGCGTTGGTGGCGGTATTACGTTGCCGCTTGATTCGTCGCAGGTGTACTATAACGGGCCAGCCTCGAACCACTACCTGATGGACGGCACGCTCACGGACGTACTCGATACCATCGACAGCGTACTGTGGTCCTTGCAGGGTAACATATCCGCCACGTCTGGCGTGCTGACCATCAACACTTGTGCACCAGCGTCAGGTGGACTCAGCGTAACCGGTACGCCAAGCAACCCGATGCTATGCCTTCCGACAACTGCGCTCGCTCCGGGTGTGTACGGCGGGTTCAACGTCGATGCGTATGGAAGAATCACCGGGTACTCTGGCGGTGGCGGGGCCACGGCATATTCGTTTGCAGCTACATCGCCGCTCACTGTAAACACGTTCGGCACGAACGTCACATACGCTATCGACAGCGGGAGCTATTCCCAGTTCGGCGCAGTCAAGTACACACCGCTATCTGACATTGTTAATAACTCCGTGCAGCCAGCCGACCTCGACAACGCTCTGTCTTATCAGGGCGCACTTAGCCTGTTGCAGCGCGAGGCCAAGACAATCAATGCTGGCGAAGGGCTTGCTGGTGGCGGACAACTTATCAGCGACGTAACGCTCGCACTCGATATAAACTCGCTGCCTGCCGGTGTGCCGGATATTACCTACGACAAGTTCGCGTTCTACGACGCGAGCGATAACGTCCACAGGTCTGCAACCACACGCGATCTGGCACTAGGCGTCGGTTCCGCCGTAGCTACGCTGCACTATACCACGCTGTTCACGGCCATCGACCCAGCGTCTAACAACATAGCAAACGTCGGTGCGTTCGGTGCTTCCGGGTACAAGGTTGATCTGGCGCTGCCGATGCCGAGTAACATGTACCATGTGTCTGTCGCGCCGGAAGGTGTGGCCATATCGTGGTACATCACGCGCATCAACAACACTAGTTTCGTAGTTGTGTTTGATGCAGCGCTCGCCGCATCGCTTACAGGGTTCTCTCTCACTGTAACGGCCATCTGATGCCAAGTGTATCTAACAGGGTGTTTGCCGGGATACGTCCGGCCATAACCGAGCGCAACCTAGAGCCGCGCTACGCGCAGCGCGCGCACAACACTCGGCTTCGCGACGGGTCACTGCAACCTTTCTTGGCACCGAAGCTGGTTGACAGCGCCGCCTACCCAATTCGCAGCATCTACCAAACGCGCGACAACCCTGACTGCTGCGCAAAAATACTCACATGGGATCACTGCACATCTGTGATCGAACCAACAGACCCCGGATGTCACGGGTTTGGTGGCATAGTCGTGTTCCATAACGACGGCGACTGCACCGAGCCGCAGCGGTATTTCCCGTGCGAGGACACGTGGTACCCGCTTGTTGTTCCGCAGCCGACTTCTCCACTGGCCGCGCAGCGTGTCGCCGCCGGTCAGCTTGAGCAGGAAGTTGCCGCCATGGGCGAAGTGTCAGGTCGTGGGCCTGACGAGCGCAGCTACACCTACACATGGGTTGACCGGTTCGGTGTGGAGAGTCCACCAGCATACCCGTCTGCGCCGGTGTTTGCATACGACGATGAAGTGTGGAGACTGTCTGGCTTTTATAGTCCGCCGTCGAACGCTGTTTGTGTTCGTATATACCGCACGTCGTCGACATTCGAAGATGGAACCAAGGTTGCAAACCCTTTTGACACCAGCTTCCAGTTGGTCGAGGAAGTCCCTGTCGGCGCTGGTGCTACGTGGGCAGGTGTGTACATAGACAGTCGCCGCCTCATAGACATGGACCATGGCACGCTTCTCACAGAAGACGATTGCCCGCCGCCGTGCATGGACCAAGTTGTTATGACCGAGCAGGGTTATGGCGTTGGCTTCAAGGGCAACGAACTGTTTGTCAGCGAGCGCAACGAGCCACACAACTGGCCAGAGAAGTACCGCCACACACTGCCTGACAAGATAGTGGCAATAGCAAACTTCTATGACTGGGTGTTCATCGGTACTACCGGCGCTCCATACCGCATGAAGGTTGTGTGGACCAAGATGGGCGACGAATCCGATACACAGGTAGACATACTTCCATACAAAGAAGTGTACCCGTGCCTGTCGCAGCGCGCGTTCGTGGCCACAAACTTCGGCGCTATGTACGGTACATACAAGGGGCTTGTTCAGTTGTTCCCCGACAGCAACGCCGTGCTTGTCTCTAGGCAGCGCGAAGACGAGGACGATTGGTACCATGACCGTGCTCCGAACACGGCTGCTTATGTTAACGGCAAATATTTTGGTGCGCGTGTTCCTTCTGGCAATGCTTTTGTATTTGATGTTCAGGAGCGAGCAGAGGGAGCACTAGACCTAGGAGACTTCGTTACGGTAGACTGGACGCCACACTCTGTGCACGTCGGAAGGCGCGGGCAGCTTCTGTTCTCTACTGGCAACAACCTGTACGAGTGGAATGCAAGTGTGTCGCGCATGGTGTATGTGTGGCGCTCGAAGCGGTTTCGCTTGGCTGGACATGTCGCTATGAGCGCCGCGAAAGTTGTTGGTGATTACGGCCCGCCCGTGCTATTCAGGGTGTGGAGAGACGGCAAGCTGTACTATGAGCGGCAGGTCAACCACTCCAATCCATTCCGTCTCCCGCCAGCAGGACGTGGCCTTGAGTGGGAGTTCGAGGTAACAGGTAGCTCGCAGGTGTACGAAGTCCACATTTCTACTTCGTTCGGTGAGCTTGTCGAAGAAATAAGGGACTGACATGGGCGCGTTTGGCGAGTGGAAGCGTGAGCTTGAGAATACTCTTGAGCGACACATCGGAGACAAGGCTGCTACGGCTGTGGCCGTGTCTCTTATTTCTGGTTCTAAAGCGGTCGAGCAGGTTATGCGCGATAACGGAAGTGACCCGGAAGTGTCGCAGGCCGTTGCAGACTTGTTCGTGTCGCAGACAGTGATGCTGCCGATGAACCCGTTCTGGCAGGCGCGCGGCGGGCATATTGGTCCGGTAGCTACTGCTGCCACGCTGTCGTGGTTTGATGGGTTGCAGTACGCGGGCAAGGTTCGCGACGACGACCTCAAGGGTAAACTCAAGGTTGCCGCCATGCGGGCCTACACATATGAAATCGCCACGGCTATTTTGCTGGCGGTCAAGGGTGGCGCTGCCCTCAACGGCGGTTCCGCAGCGCTGCGCGACGACCTGTACGCGCTCGATGAAAAGCATAAGGTGTAACCATGACCGCTGACCTTGCTTTCCTTGGCGCGCAGAAGCAGGCTGACACATACAAAGAAGTGCAGTTCAAGTACATAGACGACTACCTCAAGCCGCGCGACACGTGGCAGATGCTGTTGTCTACGCTTATGGGTGTGTACGGACTTATCAAGCAGCACGAGTTGCTTGACCGGCAGATGAAAGTCGCCGAGTCTATGCTTGCCTTGCAGCAGGAATACCTAGGGCTGTCCAAGGCCAACTACTTCGATATTGTTGTGCCTACTTGGACACGACAGAAAGACTTGTACGACCGGTATGTGTCGCAGTTCGCGCCATACGAAACGGCGTACATGGAGGACTCGTTTCGCCTCAAGGAGTACACCCCACAGTATGCGCTGCAAGAGGGTCGCGCTCTTGCCGGTGTGCAGAATAAGTTTGACAAGGCTTTCCTGCAACGTCGCAGGCAGATGGGCAAGTACAACTCGGGGCGCTGCTGCTCCGAGGGAACCAAGTTTGCCATACTGACCGCGCTTGCAAAGATCGACGCCGCCAACCACGGCTATCGTTGGGAAGAAGCCAAGAAGCTACAGCTCGACGAATGGTACTGGAAGCGCCGCACAGATGGCGCTCGTATCGTGGACAGCATGGCGTCTCGTGTTGTCAGCGGCATCAACGGCGGTACGGCCAACGCCATTTCCGGGATGAACTCTATGGGCAATGCCTATCAGGGTATGCAGGCGGCGGGCAACTCTGTTATGGGCGCGCTTAGCAACCAAGCTTCCTTCTGGGGGTCAGTCGCCAACTTCGGGTTCAAGAACGCCGGGTACTTTGCGGGGCGCGACAGCGTTTCTCCGTTTGGTCAGGTTGGCATGGGCGGCGGCAGCGGGTTCAACCAGCTTGGTACTCCGGGTGGCGGCAACAGCCAGTTCATGTCGTCGTCTCTTGGCGGCGGCGTATCCGATCCGGGTGCACTGCCCGGCCCTGCCCCGGCGTTCTCTTTCGGTAACTTTGCTGGTGCCCCGCAGGGTGGCTACGGCGCTTCCGATGGTGGGTACGGCGGTGGTATGAATGGCTGGGGCGACACAGGCTCGGCAAGCGTATACTGATAGCGGGGATACTCATGGCTTGGACAGTTTTCCAACCCGGCAATATCAAGTTCTTGGAGTCGGATGCGTTTGTGTCCGGCTTCTCTCAGGGCCAGCGCGATGCCGTCGCACTGGAAGACGCTTTGCGTCGTTGGCGCAAAGACGACCAGTCTTTCGACCAGAAGAGCATAGAGAACAAACAGAACAACACTCTGCGCGGCCAGCGCATAGAGGGAAACAACATTGCGCTAGGCGAAGCCAACGCGACGGCTACGGCCAAGCAGCTTGACTCGCCGCAGGGGAAAGCCGTGTTCTCTTCTATCCGTGCAGAGGCAGCCAAGCGCGGGTATGCAAACCCCGATGCTGTTGCGACTGCAATATCAGCCGCTGCGTGGAGCGAGAGCCGGTTCAACTCTGGCGCTGTTAACCCCAACGATGTTGGCAAAGAGTCGATTGGTCTTATCCAGTGGCGCGCCGAAAGAAACAACGCGCTACGCAACTTTGCCAAATCGTCCGGCAAAGACTGGCGCGATCTCGGCACACAAGTTACGTTCATGTTCAATGAGCTTGATGGAAACGAGAAAACCTCTGGTAATCGCCTTCGTTCCGCACAGGACCCGAACAGTGCTTCGCAGGCCGCGTTTGGTTTCATACGCTTCAAAGGGTACGACGACCCGAACGACGCGCAGTATCGCGGCAGGATGGGTAATGCGGCTGTCATCGCGAAGCTGGCCACCAACAACGGGTGGAGCAACGCGCCTATAGCACAGGCTGGTACTCAGCAGAGTGCAGCGGCCAACACGGCACCGGCTAACCCTGTTGCGCCAGATGAAGACCCGTTCGTTGGGGCAGATGGCACGCCAAAACCTGTGCCACTGCCACCGCCGCGCCCTTCTGAGTTCGGCACAACACCCATAAACCCGACCGACCCAGCCGCTGCCGAAGAACGTAACCAGATTATTCCGGGTTCTACACCGTACTCCCGTGGACTTACTCGTGCACTCAAGCGCGCACAGGCAGAGAACCCTGTGGAGCGGTATACCTTTAGTGACCCTGTTGCAGACGAGTTGTACAGAGAGTACACGTTCAAGAACAACGCGCCACCGGTAAGTGGCTATGATGACCCTGCGGACGAATGAGGCTGCACACATGACGACGTTCGCCGAACTTTTTGCGTCTCGCCCTGCCGCACCTGTGGCTGAACCAAAAGACCTGATGCTTCTCGCTGTACAGCGGCAAGTAGACGAAGCTGTCAGTATGCGCGACTTTGCGTTCCCGGTTGTAAGCGCGCTTCCTCCGACGGAGCTATTCGCAGATGACGAGTACAACGAGCCATTTGAACCAGATGAGGTTGACATTGGACTCGATATTCCAGACCTCGACACAGAAAAAGACACGTCGTCGTTTGGTCTAGAGGCGTACTTTGGCGATATAAGTGCCGACAACTTTGATATTGGACCAGAAGAAGACGGGCCACGACTGCCCCCTACTCTTCCGCCGGTTGACAAAGCACTTGACGGAGTGCGCAAAATCGTTAAACCGGGATTCACAGAACTGTCTCGGTTCGGCGCACCAGCGCTTGAGTATGACCCCCAGCGTGCCGAGCTACACAACATGCTCCGCCGCCTTATTCGTGGGATGCAGGGATAATGGACGAACTTGCTGACGAACTTCCAACCGGCACGTTGACAGACGAGCAGGTGTTTGCTGACGTTGTGGGTGTTGAACCCGTGGTCAAGAATAAACCTACGGAGGTTCGTAGCAAGGACGAGCTTGCCAAAGACAACACTGAGTTGCAGCCGGTCAAGCTTGCGGAAGGGTTCACCCGAAACAAGCCCGCTGACAACGACGCGTTTCCGGCCACAAGCAACAAGAAAGTTGTCGAGCCAGCCGAAGTCAAGCTCGACAAGAACGGGTACAACTACGGGCGCAAGTGGGTAGGCGACTACATCTCTGCCGAGCCAGAAGACAAAGGAATGCTCGACCTGTACGACAACGTTATAGGTAGCGACCCTGCACTGGCATCGGCCTTCTTTAGCTCTGATGACGACGGGCGCAAGAAGATCATCGAAGGTCTGGTCGAGGCCCGCCACACAACTACGCAGAGTACTCCTACGGCATCCGGCAGACCCGGTGCCCCACGCAAGGTTCTTAACGACGCAGCCTATGCGCGTGATCTGGCTGTGCTCAGCGGGTTTGTTGACCGCTTGTCGGATGCTGATGCAGAGCCAGACGACGCACCCGCCAAGGGCGACAAGAAACCCCCCACCGGTAAACTGCGCGCTGCCGGTGACATAGCCACTGCCGTTGGTGGCGGTGCTGCAAAGGGTCTTGTTGACCTCGGCTCTGTCGCCGGTCGCGCTGGTGTTGCTGCGTTCGGTGCCGGTGGATTTTGGGGCGAAGTTGTTGATTACGCCGACCGTGGGTCCAAGGCCATCACGGAAGGGCAGGACTACCTGTTCTCGGAAGACGCCACTGCGCAGCGCAAGGCTATCTCGGAAGGCGTCAAGGGCGGGTTCGGATCGGCGCTGTCTGCGCTTGGAGACAACAAGTTCGGTGCCGTGCTTATGCTCGGCGAGTCGCTCGGTTCGCTGGTAGCCCCCGGTGGTGTCGGTGCAAAGCTTGGCGGCGCAGTTGCAAAGGCTGGTAGCAAGGCCGCTGGGCAGGCCGCTAACGTCGGTGTTATTGCCGCCGCCGCTGGCGAAGGCGCTGGTCGCGAAGCATACGATACTATCAACGCTATGCCGGTTGAAGACGCCAAGAAACTAACCGCTTGGAACGAACAGTCGGCCCTTCTAAAAGAACAGCTTGGTCGCGCACCTACCGATATAGAGGTCAAAGACAGCGTGGCGATCAACGCCCGCACGATGACAAGCCTTGTCGGTTCCGGGGCCGCTGCTGCGGGTATGCTGGTTGGCGGTTCGCCAGTCGTTGGTCTTATGCAGCGTGCAATGGGCGCAGCAGAAGGTGTTGCGGTCAAGTCGGTTGCAGGTGCTGGCACTAAAGCTGTGCTGGCCACAGCCGCCAAAGAAGGCGTGACCGAAGGGCTGGAAGAAGGCGCGCAGGCTGCGGCCAAAGCGTATTACACTGGCAACGACCCGCTTGGGCCTGAGACTTTTGGTTCCGCTGCTGTCGGTGGCGCGCTTGGTGCCGCCGCTGGTGCAGGTGTGCAGGTCGCTACGGCTGGTAGGATAAACAACCTAGAAGCACGGGCTGCCGAAGAGGCAAAGAAGAACGAAGCCCTTGCCACACCTACGCAGCCGGTTGTTGACCCGCTGGCGGCTACGCCACAGGTTGAGGATACTGTAAGCGCTTCGCCCGCCGCTACAAACACAGCGCCACGCGATAACGGGTCGGTTAGCCTGCAAGACTTCCTGCTCGATAACGTGGAAAAACGTGACACCGTGTCACAAACAGCGGTCGACGATACGCTTGGTACCGACCCGGCAGAGGTCGCTGCGCGGACAGTGAACCTGCAAAACGTTCTCGCTGATAACTTTGCTGCACGCGCAGAGCTTGAGGCTGCCGTCGAGGCACCGGCTGCGCCGGTCGACAACACATTCCACGACGCCTCTCCGGCGATGGACGACGACACGCCGCAGGGTATTTTCTCTACCCCGCTCATGATTAACCTGCACAATATCGGCAACGCCAAGATGGCGGCACAGGTGTCAGGTCTTGTTGGTGACACTTATAACCCCAACGGCGCAGTGTTCTTTGAAGCGCCAAACCACCAGCGCTGGGCCAAGCGCGCTCGCGCCGACCTTATTTCGGAGGCTACGGCTAACGGCAACACTACCGTGCTTGATTCGCGGATCGTCTACTCTGACAACGACATGTCTATCTTGCAGCGCAAGGACGCCGACGGCGAGTACCGCTGGCTGTTTGCCAAAAACGACGATAACGGGCGGGCCAAATTCGACCACGCCATTGCCACCCTCGACGATAACGACGCCAAGGTTGTGTCTGCTGTAACCAAGGTCATGCAGTTCAATGGTGGTCAGCTTGGCTACACTCCGGTAAGCGACGCACTGCGCGTCGGTGAACGTGTCAAGGAGTCGGAGCGCCGCGCAGACGAAGCACTTGCTGCGCAGGTCAACCCGGATGAAAAGCCACTGTCGTCAGTGCTTGTACAGGCCACACCGGAGCTTGTGCCAGATACTACGGCTGCACCAGAGGCAGTCATAGATAACGCTGTTGCCGCTGTGCGGCGCGCCGCCAGTACAAAGCCGCCAAAGGTTGTGGCCATGCAGGCCGACGAGGCAGCAGAGATTGTTACCGCTGCAATTACCGATGCCCGCGAAACAGAGCGCGTCGTCAACGCGGTTAGGAGCCGCAACAAGACACCATCCAAACGTGTGATCGAGATTAGGCCAGCCGGTGGGCTTGAGGAAGCTACAACCCGCGTAGTAGAGGAACTAGTTCAGGTCACACAAAAACAGGGCGCGCTGCTCAGCGCAGACGCTTTCTTGTCTCCGTCGCTTGGTAAGCAGTACCAGCGTATGCTTGAAACTGCGCGCGACTCCGTGTATCTGGCGCGACGGGCAGAGGGCGAAGAGCATATTGTCGCTGCCCGCGAAGCGTTCGGCGCTACCGGTGTGAACATCGCCACGGGTTCTGCACAGGCCAAGGCGCTCGCAGCCAAAGTCGCCACTCTTCACCCCAACGATGCTAAGTCCAAGGCGGCTGCCGATCTCGATGCCGTCCGTGCGTTTGCCGATAAGGCTGTGCGCGACGGAGAGGTCGATATGCCAGATCGGCAGTCGCTTGGGCCGGTACTGGACAAACACATTGATGTTGCGTCGTTGCGCGCGCTGGCAGAAGACGCCGAGCGCCGGTTCTCTTCGCTTGGGTTGCGTGTGTTTGTCGCCGGTAAGGTAGAAGACTTCCCCACCACCCAGCGCGGAGCGCACAGCGGGTTTAAGGGCGTTATCAGACAGGGCAAAGAAGGTCCATATGTTCTGCTTACGGCAGACCGTATTGCGGATGCCGCCGACGCCAAGGCCACGATCAACCACGAGGTTCTTGGTCACTTTGTGCTGCGCGCGTTCCTTGCCGACGATGGTATGGCCCGTCTCGCTACTGACGTTCTCAACGCAAAGGATGCCGGTATCCGTGCAACTCGCGAGGCTGTCAAGGCAGAGTACCCGCCGGGTACGGGCAGCGACATCATCGCGGAAGAAACTATAGCGCGCATTATCGCTGGCGAAGGTAGCCAGCCAAAAGGAACAGTCGCGGCGGCACGTAGTATTCTTTTCTCGTTGCTGTCTAAGACTGGTCTGTACTCTGACGCTGTTACCGCCGATGTTGTGCGCCAGATCGGCGCGCAGGCTGTTGACTATCTTGCTTCCAAGAACAAGACTGGCGACTACATCAACCAGACAACCGAGTCGCCGCTGTTTACCAACGAGTTCAACTCGCGCGGGTATCTTGACGGCGGGCGGCAGAAGCTTGAGCGTATCACGACAGAGCCTACGCTTGTTGAGAGCAAGTTCGACTCGTTCATGCGCGCCACGTTTGACCGGCTCGATCCTCTTGAGCGCGTTATCGGGTATGCCGAGACGCAGGGGTACAGCCGCGAGCGTATCAATGCCTTGCGCAACGCTTTCAGAGGATACATCACGGCGGTGCACAACCGCACTGCCGAGCTTCGCAACATCGTGTCTGATGATCTGTCGGCCAACTTCCTGAAACTTTCCAAGGACACGGGCCTGTCGCTCGATGAAGTTGCGCGCCATATCGACAAGGCAGCTTGGGCACGGCACGCACCAGAGCGCAACTACTCGTCGTGGCTAGAGACAGCACCAGTACACGCAGAGGCAGCCAAGGCCCGCGCCAAGGTGATGGACGATTTTCGCGAAGGGAAACTTTCGCCAGCCGAATACCTGCCAGCCCTTGCCGAGATTGTGCGCGACGATACCGTTATCAAGTCGGAGTTCAAGTCGGCAGACGGCACAGTAATCAGAACGTCCGAGAACAAGCGCGCTAGCTGGAAGCTGTTCACCGGTCTTACTGACGCGGAAGCTCGTCGCCTTGAGGCTAACGCCCTTGGCAAGTTCGCCGGGCACGAAGAGCAGTTCGAAACTGTGATGGCCGCGCTCCGTCGGATCAACGACTTCGCTATGCAGGAGAAGCTTAGAGCCGGGCTGCTTAACGAGCGCGTGCACGCCGCCCGTGGGTGGAGCAACTATGTGCCGCTGCGCGGTGGTATCCGTGAGCTTGAGACGCTGTATAACTTTGGCGACACCAACCCGTTCGAAGTCCTGCAAAAGAACATAGCGTCTTTGGCAAAGGGTAGAGACGGTGAAGTTGAGCACGTTATGACTGAGAGTGTGGCGCAGGCTCAGGACGCCATTGTGTCGGACGTGTCGTCCGCTGTTGTGTCTAAGTTGGCTGATGTTGTTAACTTCACACGGGCTTTCGGAGAAACATTCGAGCCGCGTGGTGACTTCGACAAGGGACCGGGCAACGGTCTGTCGGATAGTGTGTACCTGTACCGCGACAACGACGGCAACCGGCGCGGACTCAATGTTAAGGACAAAGTTCTTAACGACATGCTCAAGGATATTATCCAGCCCGCACCACTGAGCGCCGCGCACTCTACAGCCATTCAGGCGACAAGCTTCTTGGCTAGGTTCTACACGACGCGCAACCCGTTCTATGTGCCGCGTGCCGCCATGCTCGACGTTGGGCAGGCTGCGCTCGCGCTTGGTCTTGAGGTCAGTCCTACAGCCGCCGCCAAGTTCCTTAAAGAATATGGCAAGCGCATAGCTACAGGGTGGGGCAGTGACGCTTCCAAGTTCCTAGCCGCCGATGACGAGCAGCGTGCTCGCATGTACAAAGACCTCAAGGGCACCTACGGTAAGGGGTCGCCGCTGGCCAGCATCATCGAGCGCTACGAGAACAACGGGTTCATTTCGTACCAGCGCCGGTACGGTGCCGATGTTCTGTCGGAAGAAATAAAGCTCGGAAGGCCGGAAGGTCAGAACGATCTGGTGACTTCGCTTCCAGTATACGGCAAGTTTGACTCTGCGGTGCAGCACGTTGGCTCGTTCTTCGAGAACGCTACGCGCCAAGCAGTGTATGATGCGCTGCGCCATTTTGGTGCCGACGCTAACGAAGCCGCGCTTCGCGCTCGCACCACTACGTTGGACTTCCACCAGCGTTCGTCGGTCGGCCGCAACATGGGTGCACTGTATGGCTTTGCACAGACAAGCTTGTCTGGTACCCAGCGCTCGGCGCGTATGCTCAGCAACAACGGTGAGGGTTTCTTCCGCCAAGAGCGTATGCCAGATGGTCGTATCCAGCAGGTGTTCGATCCGTCCCGCATCAACAAAGCTGGCATCACTTTCTTGGCTGTAGCCGGTGCGCTGCTTGGGGCAGCCACCGTTGCCGGTCTTGGCGACGACGAAGCCAAGAAGATCAAGGCAGATGGTATGCTGGATCATGTCGTCGTGCCGTTCTCTTCGAACGAGCCGGGGTCGTTTTTCAAACTCCCGGTCGAACGCGGCATACACCAGCTTCTGTTTGGTATTGGGCAGATGTCGGCGCTCTATGCCATGGGTACACACAGCGGCGGCGACGTTTCTACTGCTGTCTCTAACGGTATGGTCAAGTCACTGCTCCCAATCGGGCGCATAGATAACGTGTTCGACGACAACACCGGAAGCATCCAGAAGTCGTACGGTGCCATAATCTCGGGGCTTCTTCCGACACTTATCAAGCCGTTCGGTGACGAGCGCTTCAACCGCAATGCCTTCGGTGGTGAACTGGACAACCGCAACCGCATGTCGTCCAAGGATCGCTACCAGTCTGACATTGGGCGGGCCAACACTGCGTCGTTCTGGAAAGATGTTGCGACCGCCGGTAGAGAGTTTGCCGGTGTGGACATGGCACCGGAAGTGTACCAGCACTATGCGAGTTCGTTTGTTGCCCCTGTTGCCAGAGCAATAGATGCATACGCTCGCGCTGGCCGCGTCAACGAAAAGACCGGCGGCAACTACTCGGCAGTGGATGCGGTCCTTGATTCTTTCTTGCCCAAAGACCGTAGTGCGGCAAGCTACGAAGTCCGCAAGTCTATCGAGGCCGAGGCCAAGGCAAGCAACGCGCTCAAGGATATGTACCATGCGCGCCGTCTCGATGAAGAGGCCGGTGCGCGCAAGAAGGGCGACCGTGGTGTGGTTGGTCCTAACGAAGCAGCTTGGGTTCGCAACAACCCGGAAGCAGCGGCCATCGCCAAGACACGCGCCGGGTTCAACAAGATTCGCACAGAGCTAGACAACCAGCTTCGCGAAGCCCGTCGCAATGGTAACGTGGAGGCAGCCGCTACAATTCAGGACAACATACGGTCCCTATCTGTAAAGGCTGCCGCCGAGTTCGTTAAGATAGACGAGAAGACGAAGGCGCGGCGCTCTGACTAAGCGACCTTGCCTTCGTCGCCGCCGACAGTGGTAGACGACTTTACCCTGATCCGACGGTCTTCGGTGTAAAAAACCGGGGTACCGTCGGGGTGGCGCACAAGTTTTAGCTCTTCGAACGTCTCGTCGTGCTCCGCATCGTACCACTGTAACCGGACCCATCTGCCAAGAAGGTCAGTAAAGACTTCTGCTACCCGGCAGTGGACCTTGCCGCACTCCATAACATCCTCTAGTGGCATGTATGTCGGGCCTCCGAACCTGTACTTTACGATGGGCACGAACACGTGCCCGCCTTCCTCGACCTCGGTTCTTCCGCCCCTGTATGGGGCACCGTCTACATGCGCCTGCGGAAACGATCCGCTACCCTGTGATCTGTTTGGCACTCGCCGCTCCTATGGTTGGTATATGCACTATATAGCATTCGATCTCTAGTCCGCCGCCCGTGACGTGGCTGTTGTGCCCCGTTGGTATACCGTCGTAGAAATCTAGCATGTGTACACACCCGCGATCTGTGCACTGTAGCACGCCGCTCGTTCGCATCAGACCCAGCACTGTGGCTAGTTCATCGCCGCGCGCCTTGACAAAATCGTGCAGTGCGGCGGCACGCACAATAAGCTCCACAACGTTGCCCTTGGTAAGCTGCTTGGCCACTGTCGGAGCACGCGTCGGCTGAACGGCCATAGGGGCCACGTTTATTGCAACGTTTGCTCCGCCAACCGCCCGGCATATGGCGATACCGTCACCGTTGCGCGACACAAACTCGCGAATGTACGACACACCGTCGAACGTGGTTAGTGTTCCCTTGTCCGCGCTTTGGTTACGCAGCTTGGCAGCTATGCGCGCAAGGTCGTGGGCGGTAACGCCCCACATGTCACAGAACTCCATGATCTCTCCCGCAACCAGTGTGGCCGCTACAGCTTCGCGAACAAACCGGTCGTCGTCCCGCTCGCGCGCAGCCATGTCTTCGATGTGCCAGCGCACTCTTTCTTCGCACCACTTCCGGTGCTTCATCACCCAAGCTACGAACGCACGACCGATGTGCCCGTAGTTGTTAGCGGTAGCTTCTTTTATTTCGGCCAGCTTTCGCCCGTCGAGTTGCAACGACCGCTCGCGCATGTTGAGTTCCAAGAAACGCTTGGCTGCTGCGCGGCCGCTCTCGGTAACAACTGTACCAAACATTTCAGTAAGGCTAGTGTTACCTGACGAGAACAAGATGGTCTTCCACCCGCCCTCTTGTTTGCGAAGCTTGCCGTCTTGTGTGCGAGCAACGTTGTCCCTACCCTGCGTAAGGGAATAAACAAACGTCTGCACTCGCTCCGGGTCCTGCGTGCGTATTTCGTCAATGCAGATCGGCAACGAAGACGTTAGCGCCATCACAGACTGTGTTCCCTTGTCTGTGTCTCCGGTCACACCGGCAAGGCGATTGCCTTCGGGCTTGCTGAACAACCCGTCGATGAACTGCTGCACGGAAGTCTTACCGACACCGGTACCGCCGCACACATGAAGAAGCACGCCGTTGGCGTTGGTGAACTCCATAAGCACAGCGCCAAGCCCGGCAGCCGTTATGAACTTGGTAACGTCGGAGCCGCTCTTGCCGTACTCGCGAAGGACATCGAACTGCGCTGCGGCGTCGCCACCGGTACCAAACCGACCAGCCTGCCCAACGAAATTCTCAAGACTACCTTGCGGGTTGGCGTGGTCTATGACGATTGCGCCATCTTTGGCCACTGACGCCACCGTGTCGCCGAACACAAACTCGCCTTCGGCTGTCCAACCAAGCTTGGCCACAGCACGCCGTTGCGTAACATACCCACAAGCCATAGCACGGCCAATTGCAGCAGCGTATGCCGTAGGCACAGCCGGGTCAGGTGTGCACAGCGGCGAGCCGCACGTGCTGGTGAACAGCTTCTTCACACCGTCCGGCGAAGAGCAGAGCGCCGCAACATTTGCGGAGATAACGCGCGCTTTTCCCTGCACGATAGCGACGACCTTGCCCGGCATTTCGCCAGCCTCAGACGTTGCGAACGATGTTTCTACAGGCCACACGGCACTGCCGCACACCTGTATGATGCTCATGTCTGGTGCGCTGTCATCCTCGTCGTCTTTCTTTTTCTTAGGTTTTCGCATGTAGAGCGCGCCAGCACGGACGAAGAAAGAGTTGCCCTCATCGCTTTCGTCGAGCCACTTCGGTACGTCGGTAACAATGCCGTCGCTGACAGAACGAACCGTGATCTCTTCGAGCTTCGAGCACCCGGTGTATAGGCCGGGTGCAAGTTCCTCCTTAGCCCCACCGCCAGTGCCGGTCGGTGCAGTATGCGCCACCTTGCGGGTAGCGAGCGTAACAACTTC